GTGCTTGACGCACATCTCATACACGTCCTTGCGACACACGAACTTGTGGAACTCGGGGTCCGTGGTCACCAGCTCGCGCAGGCACGGTTCGACGTGCCCGCATGTGTCGCAGGTACGCATGATCTCGTACTCGATGGTGCGGATCGCCGCCATGAGCATCAGCAGGTGATTCCAGAGATCAGGATCAGCCGCGATTGCGGCTTCGGCGTGCAGCATCAGAATGGGCAGGAACTTGTTCCTGCGTGCTTCGACAACCCAGCGGGGTGTGTTCATGACTGCAGTGTGGGCATGCCCACACCCGCCTCGTCGTTGTCGAGCGGGCCGAACCACGCGGCGTAGTGCGCGCGGTCGGCGATGAACGCCATCTCGGCCTGCCACCACGCATCCGCTGCGCGTTCACGCATGCGGTAGAAGTCGGTGGGCAGGGCGGCGTTGGCGAAGAGTTTCTGCATCAATTGCATGGTATTACCTCTCTTGATTGATTGGACTAAAGACTGCCATCTCGTGGTGAGATCGCAGTACGCAGCCCAATCGGGCTACGTCCCCAAAGGGGCATGTGTCGCATGGAAGTCGGCACTCAGGTGAGCATGTTGGTTTAGCGCAGTAGCGCCATGACCTGTTGTCGTGCGTGTTCCATGCGAGCGCATGGATCATATAGGAAGGCATGGATGACGGGCCTCATCGTCATCCATGCCGGTAGATTAGGGAGCATCACGGCCAATGATCATCAGCCCCTCCCATCCACTACCACCCGCTGGGTTGATACGTAGGCACTACCACGAACGGTGCAGCGTGTTATGGAATCCCACACCAGTCGGATTAGGGTCTGCTGCTAGGCGGGGGGTCATGTGCCCGCTTCGCTGCTGTCCCTGCGTTCCCGTGGTGCTTCTTCGCCCGATACCGGCCCTTTAGGAGCCTGCGGTGCTATCCCATCCACTAAGCCTTGCACACCCGTACGTCCGGTGGTCTCTGCTTGCTACGTACAACCCGGCTTCGTATCTGCCGAATTGTGAGTGTGTGCATGCACACACCCGTGGAGGTAGACATGGGGCCGGGCCGTAGCCTGCTGCCGCCATGTCATCCACCATACACCTATTATATCTCATCCTCTCAGGATGAGTCAAGATGTGGGTTGTTGTTTTGACGCGTGCTTGGTTCTCAGTTTGCGTATCGCGGCCTTGCATTCCCTATAGCGTGCGTACACAGCTTTGCGTATGAGGAGTGCCTTGCGGTATTCGGAGCGTGTCAGCCGGACATCGAACAGAATGTCCCCGGCAACGTGCCTGCGCCCGGCTTCGGTGGGGTAAAGATAGTGCAGCCGCGCACGCGTGGTCCTGAGATCGCCAAGCATGCCCTGAAAGCGGCCACGGGTACGTGCACACTCGCGTCGAGCGTCGGCATAGTCCAGCCTCGCCTGCAGCCACTCAACCTCCACGATTGCACGCTCGTGACGCAGACGCTTGCGTTGCTCGCGCTCGCGGGCGAGCTTGCGCTTGGCGGCGCGTTCGGCGTCGTGGGCCGGGCTGGTGACAGCGGGCAGACGGACTGCCTGCACTCTCTGGTGTGCATCCCACTCACGAACTAACGCAGCAAGTAGCTGGGACAGGGCATGCAGGTGGGCACGGGCCGCACCGGCCCGTGCACGCCCCGGCGCGGCGTCCAGCAGCCGTTGCTTGGTGGCGTGGGCATGGGTTCGGGCCTGTTCGATGGGGGTGCTGGTTTCGAGGTAGATTTTGGAGAGCACGAGGATGTCGGGGGTGACCCAGCTCAATTGAGCTGGGTGGGTATTGGGGTCGGAGGTTTGGGCAGGGATGGCGCGGGGACGGAACCGCCGCATTTGCGGCGGGGTGAGGGATGCAAGGTAGGCCGGGTAGTGGCTTGGGGGTGTGCCGAAGGAGCGCATGTAGCCGTAAATGTAGGGATCGAAAAAGGCCATTTTTGTTTACCTATAGTACGAAAAATTCGGGGAGGTCCAGCCAGCGCATGCGTAAATCCTTAAATAAGTGGGGGTCTGCCCGGCATGATGTTCGTGGTTGCCGTTGTATGTCAAGAACAATTCCTGATACTATGTTATCGTTTAAAAAAAGCACGGGCGATCCCAATCACACACCCTCATAAGGACCAGTCGTTAGTGGGGATAGAGTTAACTTGCACGGTTTACCCTTTTCGGCAATCTCTCGCGCGCTATGACCGTGTGTGTGTCATTTAAAGGCTGCTTTTGTTATTAGTATGTATAGTATTAGAAGAAGAAGAAGAAAAATAAGGGGTTATACCTGCCTCTCGCAATGCATACGCCATGCCAGTGTCCTATTTTGTGCATGCCAAACCGGCTTTTTCCGGTATAGTATGAATCAGGTACCAAAACTGCAAAAGAATAGGGGTGTGTGCATGCACACACCCGCACTCGACCAGTATTACTACAGTACCGCTTAAGTAGCGTACGTACCAGAGGATTGGAGCGCCGTGTGGGCATGCACACACTCGTACTTACACACCAAGGACGCGCTCACCCGACCAGCATTACTACAGTACCGCTAAGGTACGGCGCGAAAAATGAGCGCAAAAAAAGGGCGGGACGCTTTCGCGTCCCGCCCGGTACATCAACCTGCCCGGCTTACGCCGTCTTCTTCGTCTTCGAGCTGAGGTGCACTTCCACCTCGCTCAGCTTCGCAAGACCGATGCTATCGGCCGCACGTACGAAGTAGGACCGCAGCGCGGTCAGCGCCGCGTCGAATCCTCCCTCTTCCAACAGGATCGCAGCAACACGATCCACCGCGCTACCTGCGGGCTTAGCCGCGACCGCGACCTCGACCTCGGCCGCAGCTTTCGGCTTCGCAGCTTCGTACGCTGCGCGCAGCCCGCGCTTTTCCGCAGCTTCGCGGACCGCAGGCAGATGCAAACCGTGAAACACGGTCCGCATCTTGTGCACTTCCGAGCGCACATTGACGTGGAGCTTGTCAGCGTACTGTTTCACGAGCGCATCGACCACGCTCCCCTTGACGCCATCGACCTTTTTGGTCGATTTCTGACCGTCGCCCAACAGCGCGATACAGTCGGCCGCACGATCCACGCTCGCAGTCCAGAGCGTGATCAGGATCGCGCATTCTTGCTTGCTGCGCGATTCGGTCGCCGCGACATTCGCGGCCGTTTGATCCTGATATGTGCACAGGATCGTGATCAGCGCGGAATGCGCCGCTTGCACGGCCGATGCTACGGCCGTTTTCTTCGCCTTGCTGGCTGATTTAGCCATGGTGCGATTCTCCTATCGCCGCGACCGGTAACCCGAACGGGATCAGACTCGCTTCGACAGTTCCCATTGTCCTGATATTCGGCAGCGTGTCAACTATTCCGGGATAGTTGACGCGTGTGTGCATGCACACACGACAAAGAATTCTTTTTCGCAAACCGACCCGCAGGGGGGAAAGCGCGGGCGCGGGTGGACTCGTACCTCCATCCCACGCATAGAATTCCCAACTTTTCCAATTCAACCTCCTAGGTTGATTATCTATCCTGAAATAGGTGGGGGGTTGCTAATAGAACTTGCTGCGCGTACCCTCCGCGCGTGAGAACCAAGAAATGTCCGACCTGCAAGAAGGCGAAACCCGTTGCCGAATTCGGGAGGAACCGGCAATCCCTCGACGGGCTGCACTACTACTGCAAGGAGTGCGCCGCAGCGAGGCAACGGGAGTGGTCGTCCGCGCATCCCGAGAAAGTACGTATCATGCGCCGCGTGTACGTGGCACGAATGCACAAGCTCAATGAGGGGCGCGATCCCTACGCCAATGACTGATGAACCCAAGCCCAACGAACTACCGATGCTCACCCGCATCACGCTCCTCGAAGCGAAAGTGCGGTTGATGTCGATCATCATGAAGGGTTTCGTCGCCGTGATCGCCACGTCGCTGATCGCCTACTTCTTCGGATACAGTCATTGACAGGACAACCATGAGACGCACCGCTACCGCCATCCTTGCTGCCCTCGTTGCACTTAACCTTGCAGGTTGCCAGACCACCTTAGACCCTAATTATGCAATCCAACTCGAAAGTTACCGGCTCACCATCACGAGTCAACAGCAAGTCGAGATGGCGAAAGCTCGTGCAGAAGAGGCGCGCTATAACGCCATGGCCGCAATCGCGGAGCGCGCCGATCCGAACACAAAGAGTATGGCGATCCTCGCGCTCGCCCTGTCTCGCAGCAGCGAGGCGGTGGCTCGCGCTGTCGAGGTGGCGCTGCCGCGTATACCTGAAACTCAGGAAGACCGGGCACTGAAGTGGGCGGCGGTGTTCGCCGGTCCCGTCACCGCTGTCACCATGGGCTACTTCGGCTACAAGCTGGGGCAGACGCAATCGAACAACCAAGCCGCGACGACGCAGGCGAGCTACAACGCGTTCGGCAAGTTCGCCGTCCCCATCGACTTCAGCAAGCTCCCGGCAACAACCGACAGCCACAACATCATCACGACCACTACGACCACCGACACACGCAACAACGTGACCAACCGGGATGGTTTCGTGCAGGTTGGTGGTCAGGCTCCTGTGAACGGTACGCAGGACAACTCTGTGCGGCCGATAGCAGTCGTTCCCCCGGTGTTCAACACACCCGTCGTTGTAGTGCCGCCGGTCGTACCCATCGTCCCGGTCGTCACCGGACCGTAACCAAGGAGGTTGACATGGCACCTGTCGCGCTCATCGTTCTCGTGTTTGCATTCGCGTTCGCGTGCTTCGCGGCGTACAAGGGATCGTCTTCGATCCGGCCGACCGAGTTCGGGTGGCTGGCCATCGCCCTTCTCATCCTCGTGCAGATTCTGTTCCGTGGTCAGGAGGTGTTCTTCAAATGACCGTACGCAACAACCGCAACGTGCGCCAGCGGCGCGGGAGCTGGTGGTCGCGCTGGGCCGACCAGCACATCTGCATCTATGCACGCAAGCACCACAGAGACGCGAGGTCGCGATGAGTCTTGGCACCGTACTGCTGATCGTCCTCATCCTGATCCTCATCGGCGCGCTGCCCACATGGGGCTACTCATCCTCGTGGGGTTATGGCCCGTCCGGCATCGCCGGTCTGGTCGTCGTGGTGCTGATCGTTATGCTGCTCATGGGCAGGCTGTGAGCAGTCTCGCTACTACCACGGTAAACCCCGACGATCCGGCCACGCTGGGCTTCCCGCCCATGCTGCCGGTTGAATTGGCTATGCATACTGCATCCGTGCCTGAAATCTGTACCTCGTACGGAATTACCAAGGACGAGTTCCTCGTGCTCATCGAGAACCCGTTGTTCGTGCAGGCGTACGCGGCAGCGAAGGAAGCGTTGCAGAAGGATGGGATGAGCTTCAAGCTGAAGGCCAAGCTGCAGGCGGAAAAACTCCTTGAAAAATCTTGGTTGTTGATTCATTCCGACCACACGCCGTCAGCCGTTAAGGCAGATTTGATCAAGAGCACGATCCGGTGGGCGGGCTACGAGCCGAAGGGCGATACCGGTGGTATCGCGGGCAATGCGTTCCAAATCAACATTAACCTTGGAGGTTAAATGAAGGAGCAGCTCGATCTGCCGCTGGACGATCCGAACGCAACACGCACGTACAATCCCGAAACTCATTTTCTCCAACCCAAAATCACCGGCTACCGGCAGCTCTCGCCGAACGAGGTGGAGCTGATCAACGAAATCAAGAGGCTTGCCGAACAGGCGGGCGTCATGGTCTCCTCGCTCGAAGACTCCACCATGGCCGACCCCCGGTGGGTAGCGATAGCGCGGACGCAACTGCAGCAGGCGTTCATGGCCTTAACCCGTTCGATTGCGAAACCGGCGAGCTTCTAGTGGCGTCGATCAGCTACACACCGCCGCCCACGATAAGGAAGTTCATCCGGCGCTTCACGCCGGGTGAACTCTTCTTCGACTGGGTGATCGGTCCGGTGGGATCGGGCAAGACCACCGGCATCTTCTTCAAGCTGGTGTACATGGCCGCGCAGCAGGTGCGCAGCCCGGTGGATGGAGTCCGGCGATCAAGAGCGGTGATCGTGCGCAACACCGCACCACAGCTTCGGGATACGACTCTCAGCTCGTGGAATTACTGGTTCAAGGACGGCATCGCGGGTGAGTGGCACGCCACCGCGCCGATGCCGATGACGTTCGTGCTCAAGTTCGGCGACGTGGAGTGCGAGGTGCTGTTCCGCGCTCTCGATACCCCCGACGACGTGGCGCGCGTGCTCTCGCTGGACACGACCTTCGTGCTGATCGATGAGTTCGTGCAGCTCCCGAAGGAAATCGTTGACGCGCTCGCCGCCCGCTGCGGCCGCTACCCGTCCTCATCCGATGGGGGTGCGACGAACTGGGGAATGTGGGGGTCATCGAACCCCGGCAACGAGGACGACTGGTGGTACGACTATCTGTACGAGGGTTTGCCCGCGAATGCGCACCTCTACGAGCAACCCAGCGGGTTTAGCGCCGAAGCGGAGAACGTGGACAACCTGCCGGGCAAGCGCGCGTACTACACGTCGCTTGCAATCGGCAAATCGACGCACTGGATCAAGCAATTCATCGAGGTTGAGTGGGGATACTCGCTTTCCGGCACTCCGGTGGTCGTGACATTCAACCCGCAGCTTCACATCGCGTCAATGCCGTTGATGGCATCGACGCTGCTCCCTCTGGTCGCAGGCTTTGACCCCGGTCTCGCCGGAAGTGCGCTCATTTTTGGCCAAATGGACCTCAACGGGCGCTTAACCGTCGTGGATGAGCTGGTTCAGGCCAACATGGGGGCCGAAAGGATCATCTCCGACCGTCTGAAGCCCCTGATTCGGGCCAAATACGCCGATTTCGAGCTGATAATCGCCCCCGACCCGGCCGCTGATGCACGCTCCAACAATGACGAAAAGACCATCGTAGACACCCTCAGAGACAAGAAAAAGGGCGGTTTCACGGTCAGATTCCCCGATTTGAACAACCAATTGAGTGGAAGGCTCGAAGCAATCGAGCATTTCACCACTAGGTTAACCTCTACGGGTGCGGCACTGCAGATTTCGCCGCATTGCAAGCATACAATCCGTGCTTTGCAGGGCGGCTGGCGCTACGAGATCGACCGCAAGGGCAAAACGCACGACACACCGGAGAAAAACTCGCATTCGCACACTGGAGACGGCTTTTCGTACCTCTGCCGGTACTTCCAGAAGGGCGGATCGCGTGAAGCACGGCGCAAGGAACAGGGCTTTGTGCCGCCACGCAGCACGAACATCTACGCAATGCGTTAACCCAAGGGGTTTACATGGCCACTGAGCCGATTTCGCCCGTCCCTGCCGATCCGCAGGCCGCAGCAGTGGCCGCGCCGCCGCCTGTGCTCAACGAGGCGGTGATTCGCAGCCTTGGGCAGAAACTTTCGACTGATTTCAAGTCGTACGAGAACGACCGGCGCATCGCTGAGCTGCGCTGGGCACAGAACCTGCGTCAATACCAAGGAAAGTACGACCCGCAGACGGAGCAGCGGATACCTGCGGATCGTTCACGCGCTTACCCTAAACTCACGAGGGTGAAATGCGTGTCGATGGTGGCGCGGCTCATGAATCTGCTCTTCCCCACCACGGAGAAGAACTGGGGGATCGAGTGCTCGCCCGTGCCGAACCTCTCCGAAGAAGATTTGAACACCGTGCTGCAGAAACTGCAGGGTGATCCCAACAACCCAACCCCCGGTCTTGACGATGCGGCGATTACCAATGCAGTTCTGGATTTCGCGCGTGAGCGCGCGAAGAATCTGGAGATCGAAATCGATGATCAACTTACCGAGATCGGTGGCGCGAAGACGCTCGACTACATGGCGCTCTGCAAGCGGGTGCTGATGTCGGGTGTGATGTACGGCATGGGGGTGCTCAAGGGACCCATGGCGCGAGCGCGGCAGCAACGGCGGTGGCAGCTCAACCAAGAAACCAGCATGGTTGAGGCGGTCACCGAACCGATCCTGATCCCGCAGTTCGAGTTCGTGCCGATTTGGGATTACTACCCCGACATGAGCGCGAAGTACCTGCACCAGATGGACGGACAGTTTCAGCGGATCGTGATGTCGCGGCAGCAGGTGCGCAAGCTCGCGGACAACTCCGAGTTCATGCGCGACAAGATCAAGCTCTACCTGAAGGAGCATCAGACCGGGAACTACAAGGAGAAGCCGTTCGAGTCGGAGATCAAGACTCTCGGCGTGCACCTCAACGTGCCGACCAACGACGTGCGCAAGTACGAGATCATCGTGTGGGATGGTGCCCTTTCAGGGCACTACCTCAAGGGTTGTGGAGTCGAGGTGCCCGAGGCGCGGCTCGCCGATATGCTCGACGCGATCATCTGGTGCATTGATGACTGCGTGATCCGCGCGACACTCAACCCGTGGACTATCGTCGGCGAGAAAGAGACCATAAGTTCCTACCATCACTTCATTTTCGAGGAGGACGAGGCCGGGCTGATGGGTAACGGTCTCCCGTTCATCATGCGCGACTCTGCGTTGGGTGTAGCGGCGTCTGCGCGCATGATCTTGGACAACTCCGGTGTGGTGTGCGGGACGAATCTGGAGGTAAACACCCAGCTCCTGCGTCCCGATCAGGATTTGACTGGTGTGTACGCATACAAGGTCTGGTACCGTGATGACGAGTCACCGCAGACGGTTAACGTCCCGGCGGTGCGGCCGGTGGCGCTGGACAGCCACATTGATGAGCTGCTGAAGGTGAACGAGCTGTTCCGTCAGTTCGCCGACTCCGAGACGTTCGTCAACCCGGCGACCGGCGGCGACATGCAGCAGGGACCTAGCGAGCCGTTTCGCACGGCGGCGGGCGCATCGATGATCGAGGGTAAGGCGGCGCTGCCGTTCAAGGACGTGGTGCGCAACTTCGACATCTTTACCGAGTCGGTAATCGGTTCGCTCGTCGCGTTCAACAAGCACTTCAACCAGAAGCAGTCGATACAAGGCGACTTTCAGGTCGTCTCGCGCGGCTCAACCTCGCTGATTGCGAAGGAAGTGCGCGGCATGGCGGCGGATGATCTGGCGCGCTCAGTCACGCCGGGTGAGGCGTTGTACGTGGATTGGAGAAAACTTCTCCTTGAGCGCGTCAACGTGCGCGACATGAATCCGCAGGTGGTGGTGAACGACTCTGAAGCGAAGCGGCGCGAGGACGCGCAGGCGCAATCGCAGCAACAGCAGCAGGCGATGAACGAAGAGATGATCCGCGCCACGATACGCAAGACCTTGGCGGATGCGGTCAAGGCGCTCACGCAGGCCGACAAGAACACGGCGGCGGGAGAGGCGCAGATTTACAACTCGATCCTCGCCGGGCTGGAGAAGGGTGTCGCACCCGACGAGGTTGCGCAGGCGCGCATGGGCAGCGGCGTGCCGGAAGGCATCCCTGCCGTGCATACGCTGAAGCACCCACCGAAGCCACCAGAGAGGAAGAAGGCCAATGGCGCGTGAACAGGAAGCAGCACTGCGCGAGACGCTGCGTGCGGGGCGCTACGAGCCGTTCGGCATCGCGTTGGAAGCGGTTTGCGATGTCGAGCTGGACCGGGTGAAGACGCGGTTGCTCGATGCCTTGCCGGACGAGGTAGCAACCCTGCAGGGCGAGGGCCGTGCGATCCGCAAGATACTAAAATATCTAACAGAGCGCCCTCTGCCACAACCTCAGAGGTTTGACAACGAAGTAGCTCCTAACATATAAGGCTTTCTCATGGCGCTCAAACCCCCCTCGACATCTCCCGCACCGGCCGCACCAGCGGCACCGGCACCAGCGGCACCGGTCACGCCGGAAGACCCGTACGACACGATGTCGTCGGTGTTCGACGGGCTAATGGAACCATCAACCCCCGAAGGTGAGACGCCAGCCGAACCGGTAGCCGAACCGGGTGATAAGCCCCCGGTTGGCGAACCACCGGCAGAAGCGAAAGCCGAGGCACCCGCTGAAGAGGCACCACCGGCAGAGACACCGCCGGAAGAAGCGCCGCCCGAAGAGAAGCCGGAAGACGAGGTAAAGGCGCGGCTGGACGCGCTGGAAGCCAAGACCAAGACACCCCCGGCGGTTGAGACTCCACCCCCGGTGGAGACACCACCGCCGGATACGCCCGTGCCGCCGCGTGAGGTCTACACGCCGGACGAGAAGGAGTGGCTTACCGGGTACCAGAAGGAATGGCCGGATGTCACCAAGGGCGAAGCACTCCTGCGTCGTGCCGAGTATCAGCAGCTCGTCTCGCACGTGTTCAGTGAGATCGCGCGCGTGTACGGGCCGCTGGTCGAGCGCGGCGTGCAAGCTGCCGAAACGGTGGGCGAGACAACCACGCTGGTTGCGATACGCGAAGTGCATGCCGACTACAGCGATGCGATGTATGACGACATCGTGAACTGGGCCGAGGGGCTTACCGGCTACCGGCAGAAGTTCGCGAAAGCGGTGATCGCCGATGGCGAGCCGCAGGATGTGGTCGATCTGATCAGCGAGTACAAATCAGCCAAGGGGCTGAACAAACCCAAGGTGGTCACTGCGGCTCCCGCAGCGGCCCCAGCAGCACCAGCAGTGACCGAACTCTCAGCGACAGCCAAGAAAGCGGCCAAGGCGCTCGGTGTGGTCGATTCCAAGCGATCTGCAGTGACTCCCGGTGTCGATCCGAATGATTTCGACGCGGCATGGGACGAAGCTGTCAGCAAGTAACGACTCAACCTAGCGAGGATACATCATGGCCAACATGGTCAATTACGGGGATATCTCCCCCCGCACAGCCGCGTATGTCATCAAGGAGCTGCTGAAGCGGGCGATGCCCTACATGGTGCTGGAGAAGTTCGGTCAGGTCTACGCGATCCCGCAGCACAACACCAAGACCGCGAAGTTCCGCCGCTACTTCCTTGCCGGATCAACCGGCGCGGCTGGTGCCAGCGCAGTTGCTGGTGTCAACGGTCAGCAGAATCCGTTCTACATTCCGCTCGCGACGACGCCGCTGCTCGAAGGCGTCACGCCGTCCGGCAATCGGCTGGCGAACGTCGATTACACCGTGCCGCTCAACCAGTACGGTGACTTCATCACGATCACCGACGTGGTGATGGACACGCACGAGGACCCGATTCTCTCCGAGGCGACGACGATCTTGGCGGAACAAGCCGCCATGACCATCGAGACGATCCGCTGGAACGTGCTCAAGGCGGGTACCAACGTGTTCTACGCGGGTGCGCCTGCGGTGACCACGCGCAACGCGGTGGTATCAACCATCACGCTTGACCTGCAGCGGTCGATCACGACGAGCATCCTGCGCCAGAACGGCAAGATGATCACGTCGGTCGTGAAGAGCACGCCGGACTATCGGACGGAGCCGGTCGAAGCGGCGTTTATCGGTCTCGCGCATCCCGATCTCGAAACGGACATTCGCAAGATGGCGGGCTACATCAATCCGAAGCAGTACGGCACGACGACGCCGTACGAGAACGAAATCGGTTCGGTGGAGCGCGTGCGCTACCTCACCAGCACGATCTTCGGACCGTGGCCGGATGCCGGTGGTGCGAAGGGTCTGATGCGTTCCACGTCGGGCACGTTCGCCGACGTGTACCCGATCCTGTACATCGCTCGCGATGCGTACGGCATCGTGCCGCTCAAGGGCCGGGATTCGTTGACTCCCATGGTCGTCAATCCGAGGCCCGCGCCCGGCGATCCACTGGCGCAACGTGGCACGGTGGGTTGGAAGGCGTGGCAAGCAGCGGTCATTCTGCAGGACGCATACCTCGTACGTGCCGAAGTTGCGGCGACGGCGTAAGGAGCGGCCATGAGGAAAACCGACAAGGATGAGAAGGGCAAGGGCGTGCGGGACGGACCGCCGCCGGTGAAGCGGGTGCCGAAGATCGACCTGTCGCCACTCGCTGTGGACGCGCCGGACCCGGCATCAACCGGGGAGGTTCAGTCGGCGCTGATGGACCCCGAGACCAAGAAGGTCTTCGAGTTGTTGATCGTGGAGATCAGGCGGCAGATGGGGTCCGGCACACCGGGCAATGGTGAACCGGGCACAGGCGGTGTCACACAGGCCGACTTCGATGCGTTCAAGGCAGCGGTCGTCAACGATCTCAATTCGTTGCGCGACAAGATCATGCTGATCAACGCATCGCTCGATGCCGACGCCGGGGTGGCCACCACCACGTTCGCCGTCACCTGCAATCCGCCCCCGATCACTGCTGCTTAACCACAAAGGAATAGCCATGGGTTTCTCGACTAACACGCAATCGAACGTCAACGGCATTTCCAACCGGGGGCAGGGCATCGTCGTCGTAGACGGCGTTGCTCCCACGGCCCCGGTGCCGTTCAACTGCGGCTTCGTCCCGCGCTACGTGCGCTGGGAGAACGCTACCGACCGCATCATGCTGGAGTGGTTCGACGGCATGGCGCAGAACAGCGCGATTCGTACCGTGGCGGCGGGCACGCGCACGCTCGATGTCGCGAGTGGCATCAGCGTCGGTCCCCCGGCGCAAAGCGCGGGCGGCACGTTCATGATCCCGGTGGCAGAGGTTCTGCCGAACAAGACGTACTACTGGGCTACCGAGGGTTAATCCACGCGGTTGACAACGAAAGGAATGCAATGAACATCCAGTCCGTAATCAACTTCGTTCGGATGCTGCCGCTGGTGCCGGACGAGAAGGACAACATTATCAGGGCGCTCAAGGACGCGGCGGCGAAGCTGCCGCCCCCGTTAACCGAAGCGGAGGAGAAGGCACGGGATGCCGACCTTGCCGCACGCGAAGCGTCGGTGAAGGCCGCAGCGAGCGCCAAGGCGGCACGCGAGGCCGAGATCGCGCAGAAGGAAGCGGAGCGCGACAAGAAGCTGGCCGAGGAGGATGCGAAGGCCGCAGCCAAAGCTGCCGACGATGCAGCGAAGGCGAAGCAGGATGCGGACGCCAAGGCGAAGGAAGCTGACGCCAAGGCCAAGCAGGGTGCGGAAGCATCCAAGCGGCCGGGTCCGAAGGAAGGTGACCCCGAGACCGAAGCCAAGATCAGGGCACAGCAGCAGGAAAAGTCGGGTTCGTTGAGCGGGACGACGACGAGCGCGTAGTTCAACCACCGAGGTTTACATGACGAAGAGAAATCTTGGCGACATCCTCGCCACTGACGAGAATGTCGAACCGCTGCCGCCACCACCGCCGCAGGGCGAGAAGATGCTGACTATCGCACTGGAGGAGAACGACAACATTCCTCCGACCGGGCAGTTCTTCTCGCTCAACGGCAGGACGTGGATGCTGCGTCCCGGCGAACCGGCGGAAGTACCGATGGGCCTCGTGAACATCCTGAACGATGCGGTGATGGAAGTGCCGAATGTCGATCCGGTCACGCGGCAGATCGTGGGCTATCGCAAGAAGCTGCGCTTTCCGTTTCGGCTCGTGAATCTGGCGACGGTGTGAGAAATGAACCTCGAAGGCTTGCTTGGCGAGCTTCGGGGGAACGTACTGCGCGACGATGCGGTTCTGGCTTCCGGTCCCAACGATCAGCTCTGGTCCGATGAGACGCTAGTCAACTACATCAACGACGCGTATTTGCGCTTTGCGCGTCGTACGCTCGTGCTGCGGGACGCCAGCACGCCAGAGGTGGTTGAAGTCCTCTTGGCTGCTGGCGTTTCCACGTACGATCTCCACGAGTCCGTGCTGTCGGTCATCACGGCACGCTACGATACCGATCAGGTTGATCTGGAGCGGATCGGCCGTTCGTTGCTCAACATGGTGCCGTACAACGATCCGCCGTGGTTCGATGCGTCCACGGTAAGTACGTTGACGCCCGGCCCGCCGCGTGCGATCAACACCGACGAGACGATCAGCGTGGACACGGCCGGTGCAGTGCACCTCAAGATATGGCCCGCGCCTACCTTAACCGAGGAAGGTAAGACCATCTACCTGCGCGTGGCGCGCAAGCCGCTGGAGCTGTTCAACATCGACAAGCTCGCGCTCGAATGCGAGTTGCCCATCGAGTATCAGCTTGACATGCTGGAGTGGGCGGCGTACCGGGCGTTGCGTAATTCCGATATCGACGGGCATGATCAAGCGGCCAAGGATCATGAGGCGCGCTTCGAGGCATCAATCTCGGAGGTTTTGCGTGACATGCGCCGCAAGATGTTTGCACCACTGACGTGGCGCTTTGGCGATCACGGCTTCTCGTGGGGGACTGTCTGATGCCTGCTGTTGATGATCTTCGGAAACAGTTGCGCGATTACACACCAACAAGTGTGGCACCGCAGGGGATGAGTCATACCCCGTTCGTGTTGCCAAGATTTCCATCGCTTGGGTTTGGTCAAAAGGCACCTCTTACGGCGGCGCAAGTTATTAACAATCCGTGGGCGACACGGGAACCACCAGCAGGATATTCGCCGGAAACGAAGAATGCTGTCGCAACTGCGACGGGTGCGCCACCTTCCGTGCCTGCTAGGCGTGATCTGGAAGCCAATCCAGCGCGTCCTGATTTCGGACCGTACGCCGGAGAAGCTGTATCATCCCCAGCAGTTAAGGTACCCGGTGTAAATGCTGCTACGTATGATGCCAATATGCCGAATGGCAGCATTCAGGTGGTGACGCAGGATTCGGCATATCCCGGTGCGCCGCAGCCGATGGCGGGGAACGCGCGTGCGCAGAATCCGAATCCACAGTTTGCTTCGTTCGATAACTTCAACACGGTGCAGGTTGCTCCGCGTGGCGGTGGGGGCAACGCGTACCAAGGCGATGTGGGGCTTTTCTCGCCCGGCATCTCGTCGCAGCTCAGCCAGTTGACGGATCGCGCCAATACGCTGCTCTCCTCACGCTCGATGGTTGATAACTGGCGTGGTCGTCAGCTCGCCAAGATGCGCGACCGGATGATGCTCAGTGAATCGGCGATGGCCAATGCACGATCAGGTCAGGTAACGGCAGGAGCGCATCTGTTGGGATCGCAGGCGTCGGCACTGCGCGCGGCAAACGAAGTGCCGATTGCGCAGATGCACGACTACACTATGCAGCGTGGGCAGGATAAAGGATGGGATGCAGCGCGGTTGCAGGCCGAGACGAGCCGGTATCACACCGACGTTGGAGCTGAAGTGCAGACACGTGCGCAGGATGTCGGTCTTCTTCCACATATCGGCGAAGCTGCGGCTGGACAGTACGAAGCGGAAGCAATCCGTAAGGGTGATTTCGAGTCGGTGCGGGCGCTGACCGAGGCGCGAGGCAAGTATCCGCCGCGAGCAACCGAAGCCAAGGTGAGTTCGCCCGATGCGTACGGTGGTGTATGGGTTGTGGAGCCGGGCAAGAAGCCGTACTACCAGAGGCCCGGTACAGAAGACCCGGCGAGGCTGGAGAAAAAGAGGAAAGAACTTGGCATTGAGTAGTTGATGGCAACACCACTGTCTCTGCCTTCACTGGACCAGTACCTACCGCCGGGCTATTTGACCGGCGGTTACGTTCCATACAAGGCACCTGCACCACCGGAACCCGAAGAAGACAAGTTCAGCAAGCTGAAGCCTGCGCAGCAGGCGCTGATCCGCAAGCAGATCGAGCTTGAGGATAAACCCCGCAGTGCGCTTGGCGAGATCGGCACTGGTCTCGTGCGTGGCTTCGCATCCGGCATCCCCGAGACAACGGGGAAGGCACTGCAATGGCTCAACCTGCCGGGGCAAGGACTCCGCGACTTCGCGGACATGCAGAACGCGAAGTATGCGGCTGACTTGAATCCCGAGGCGCATGGCGAGCTGGTTCAAGGCATTGCCAGCGGGTTGGAGTCGGTGGGTCCCGGCATAACGTCGCTGGCGGCGCTGCCGTTGCTCGCGGCCGGGGGTGTGCCTGCAGCCGCAGCAGTGACGGCATCGAGTGCGCTTGGTGCTGGTGCGTTTTTCGCATCACAGGCGCAGGACTCGTACGAGAAAGCGATCAAGGCCGGGAAGACGCCGGAAGAGGCGCGTGCTCTCGGTCTGGAGACTGGTGCGTACGAAGGGCTTGGTGAGTTTGTCGGCGGCAGGGTGCTGACTGGTGCGCTTACGGGTGCACGGCGTGCGCTGCTGCGTGGTGGCAAGATGAACATGGAGCAGGCGCTCTCTACGGTGCGCAAGCCCAACTTCCTGCCCGAGTTCGCGAAGACGATGGCCGAAACCTCTGCGGTTGAGACCGGCACCGAGATGGGCCAGAGCTATCTCGAAGCGGCTGCGGAGAAGCGTGCCGGTGTGGATGACACCGATCCATGGAAGGCGGCAACGTCGTCCGTCATTCCGGCGATGTCGATGGTCGCGTTCTTGGGACCGTTCGCCGGTCTCGCGATGCATAGACAGCAGAGTCAGAACCGTAAGGCGCTCGCCGCTATCGAGGCACCGGATACCGGAGTGCGCGAGACCAATGCTGCGGCGAAGCAGCTCGCGCCCACAGTGGAGCCGCTGGTAGGTAAGGAAGAATACGCGTTGTGGCGTCTGGATCGCATGCGCGGCGCGCAGTGGTTCGAGGAACAGTCGAAGCAGCGTGCACAGGATATCGAACGGCAACCGCAGGTGCAGCAGGGTGAGGAGATGGTTGCTGCCAATGAGGCAGCGCAGAAATTCGCTGACGACACGGCGCTTGTTGCGAATCCACCCGAAGGGGCGATGTCGTATCGGGACTTCATCAAGGAGCAGGCCAAGCAAGGCACGCTGCCTGATCTTGAACAGGGCAGGGATGTGCGTAAGAACGCGTATGTCAACTATCTGCGTTCACAGGCACAGGCGCACGCGGAAGCAACGGCAGCAGGGCACACAGTCGATCCTCGTCAGCAGGCGCTCGACTTCGGACCGGGCACTGGAGTTCCTCCAGTTCAGCCGGAACAACCCTTCAGGTTGGAGCCGACAGCTTCTGATGTTGACCTCATGGGTTTAGACAAAGCCCTGTTTGGGCTGGAGGGGCCGGGTGTTCGTGCTCCACGTGAGGAAGGCAGGGTTAGCGAAGTAGAGGCGTTGCCGTTCCCGCAGCGTATTGCCGGGCAGGGTGAGCTTGATCTCGCGCCGATCATGAACCGCCCGGCCGGGGAGCGTCCCTCGCCGCTGTGGGATCGTGCCGCCCCGGCCGCGCCCCCGGCCGCGCCCCCGGCCGCGCCCCCGGCCGCACCGCGTACGGCTATGGAGCTGGCACTGGAAGCAGCCAAGGCCAAGCGTGGAATGGAGACGCAGGCCGAGCGCCAAGCAGCTATGGGGCGGGCGGCGGTGGTGGCTGGGGGTGGGGAAGCCGCAGCTCGTGCCAAACGCGCCGAGGAACTCTCCATAAGTACGCAGCAGGCAGAGAAGCAGAAGGAGCGCGATCTCGCCAAGATGGCCAAGCAGCCCGCGCCCAACATGGCTGCGCTGGAGCTGCCCATCGTCAGCAACCCGGCGGCGAAAGCTGAAGCGGAGCGCCAGCTCGCGATCACCGGGAACACGCCGATCACACAGACCGGGTTGATGAACGTCGCCAATGTGGCGACGGCGAACGCTGGCATGTCGATGAAGGGTCAGGTTCGCAAGAAGGTCGAGCAGGCGCTCGCCACTGCGGAAGGTCACAAGCTGTGGGCGGGACAGATCGCGGCATTGCGCAAGGCGCGCGATGCGCTGAAGGAGGGTACTGCTTCACGCGATGCGATGAACGCAGTGGTCGATCATCTGGAGAAGGGAACCCCAACCATCCCGGTTGAACCCGTTGTCAAGGAGAAGCAAAATGCCCCTGCCGCCAAAATTCCTCAAGAAAACCTTGGGTCCCTCTTCCAAGACCCAATCAACCCTAGCGGTCAAGGGCAAGGGATTGCCCAAGCCCAGCCTAGTGGTCAGCAAGTCGAAGCGCCGGTAGCAGGAGCGCCGGTCACAACACCGGCCACGACGCAAGCACCGAGCGCAACGGTAACGTCAACGACGCTTGCGACGACACGTGAAGTACCGCCTGCGGCGAACAGCGCGACGATGGGCACGGCAGGTGCAGGCGCGGCCACGTCGCAGCCCAAGGGGCCGGTCGTGCGTGGACTGCATGTGGAGGAGAAACCGGCTCCCACGGGGGAAGCGGCTACTACCGTCAAGGTTGACTCCGTTGGGCGAACGATCGGTTGGGGCGAGTTCACTCCGAACATAGCTGCTGACGGCACGATCTCGTACGACACCCCACCCCCCAAGGTTAAGGGGCAACAGTATCAGCGGGTGAAATATACGAAGGAGTGGAAGAAGCTGGTGTTCGGGCGTGAGGTACCGGAGTTTCTTCAAGAGAAAGCCGGGCGCGAGAACACCAAGCCGGAAAGCCGGTACGTCTTCGAGCAGTTCAACTACGACCCCAGTGTGGCGGTGTACGACAATCCGCTCAACCTGCTGTGGACACTCGACTTCGCCAACGCGATGAAGCGCGCAGAAAACGTGGGCGATAAGACCTATGGCAACGCGCTCGTCACGCAGGACAAGAGCAAGGAAAACGCAGTTGCTGCACTGGAGTGGCTGAAGCAGCACGACCCCGAAAGCTACGCGCAGGGGATGGAGCGCGTGCGGCGCGTGCAGGCGATCTTGGGACGTGACGCTCATGTGCAGGAGGTGGTGGCGAAGGCGCGCAAGGCGCAGCTCGCGGAGCACAGGTACGCGTACGAGACCGAGTTGCGAAAGAAGGGGCTGTGGCGCGACACCTCGAAAATGACGGATGCGCAGAAGGCCGCGTACGAACGCAGGATCAATACCGAAGTGCAGCGGCGCATGAGCATGGACCCCGAGATTGACGTGCTGCATGCGGAGCTGCCGAACTATACCGTGTCGGAGACACTCGCGAACGAGCTGAAGAACGGGACGCTCGACAGCGTGCTCTACGCGCTTGAAGCCAACGGGCCGTCCGACTGGATTCGGCACATGGCGACGGTGCTGCGCAGGCTGGGGTTGAAGTCGAAGATCAACGTCGTCAACTCGATGGCGTACAACGAGCACGGCGAGCGTGTGTACGGGCAGTACCACCACGGTGACGGATCGGTTTCAATCTACGAGGGTGGGGAGAATCCACATACCGTCGTGCACGAGCTGACGCATGCCGGGACGGTTGGGCGCATTCTGTTCGCCAAGGAAGCCGAGAAGAAGGCTGAGTCGGCGCGCAGCAGCGAGGAGCAGGCGGCGGTGGCCGCGCTCAAAGAGTTGCAGGATATGAAGAGCAAGATTCAGGCGCTCAACCCGCCGAGTCAATACGCGTTCAAGAGTGAGGAGGAGTTCGTCGCCGAGGTGCTGTCGAACGACAACTTCAGGAACTGGCTCGATACGCAGGTGGTGGAAGGGCAGACATGGGGACAGCGGTTCGTGAGCTGGCTGCGCAGGCTCTTCGGCATGTCCGTTGTCAAGGCTGAGTCCGCTCTTGAGCATGCAACTCGACTGAGCATTCCGTACCTTGGCAACTCGCGTTTCTCGGCCAATAGCGCACTCACTTACGATCATTCGGTAACCGGCGCATTCTCGCAGGTTGATCTCACTATCACTGGGCTGGTGAAGAAGTACGACGAGCTGGCGAAGAATAACAAGCCGCTCTCGATGCTGGGGCCACGGGTGCGCGAGGCCAAGTTGGCGGTCTCCTCGACCTACCATATGGAGCAGATGATCGAGCGGCAACCGGTGCTGCGACCGTTGAAGGATGGTGCGGCTGCGTATCGTAATGCGGATGCCACGCGGCAGATGTTGCGCACGAGCAAGCAGCAGGAACTGTCCGGCATCATCACGCCGTTCGATATGTCGCTGGGACGGATGTCGCGCTCGCAAGCCGCCAAGGTTAACCAGCGTATGGAACACCTCGCTGGCGAGCAGAGCATTCTCAAGATCGATCTCAATAAGAGCTTTGATGACAATGTACGCAGTGGTGCGATACTCGACCCTGCGTTGCGTGATCACGTCAACGCGCTTCACTCCGAATACCGGCGGCTCGATCCGGCGCTGCGCAAGACGCTGGATGATTCGGTGAGAGCGTTCCGCAAGAATTATATCCAGCAGTCCACGCAGATGCTGCTCGCCGTGCTGCGCGGGGACGAGCGGGTGCGTAACGCAGTCGCGCCGATCATCGCCAAGCTGGACATTCTTGATCCTACGCTGCACCAAGGCACGAACCCGAACACACGCTACTACTTCGATGCGTACTCGTTCAATCTCGACCGGCGGCTGCGCGATGCGTTCGATGAGCTGGAAGCGCATTCCGGCGCGGAAGTATCCGCCTTATCCGATCAGGTTGCGGAGCTGAAGAAGTTCTATTCACTTTCGGTGGCTAACCCGTACCACCATCTCGGCCGGTCAGGCGATTACTTCACGGAGTTCACCGTCAAGCCGGGAGCGGCGAACTGGGGCGCGGTGCAGCAGGCGCTTGCCGATTCCGGCAAGGTGATCGGTACGCCGAACGAGGGGCGTGTGTTCATGCGCTTCGACACCCCAGCCCAGCGGAGTGAGGTGCATCGGGTGATGTCGGGACTGGGGCAGCATATTGAGCCGGGATCGTTGCGTGCGGGCACGCTTGCCGACAATACCGATCTGTACAACTTGGTGCGGGGTTTGCCGCAGGTTGCGCAGAAGCTGATCCGCAGCGTGTCGAATTCGTTCTCAGCCGCCGAGGCTGCGCAGGTGCGCGACTTTCTTATCAAGGAGCTGCTCAACCTGCAGTCGGATACTTCGCCGTCAGCAGCGATGGCACGACGCAGGGGTGGCGGTGTCGCGGGCTACGACGCGGACTTCCGGCGCAACTTCTCCAAGCGTTCAATCGGCATGGCGACAATGCTCTCGAATGCGTACGCGATGCCGATGTTCGACAATGCGTTCGAGAACATGAAGGGTGCGGCCGACGCGCTGAAGACTGGCGATCCACGGCAGCAGGATCAGGTGCAGGAGGTGGTCAATGAGTTCGCGAAGCGATTCGCTAACGGTCTGAAGCAGGTGGATACGTCGGTTATCGACACGATGAAGTCGTTCGGCTATCACTGGTTCCTTGCCGCCAGCCCGGCGTTCGTGATCGGTAATCTGTCGCAACCCTACCATCTAGGTTTACCCTACCTTGGTGCACGCTTCGGTTTTGTAGCGAGTGCGAAGGAGATGGGGCATTCGGCGAAGAAGGCGTTCGGGTTGTTGTCGCAGGCGATCTCGGCCGGGGCGAAGACGGGCTTCGCGGCTGGCGGCGTGTGGGGTGGGGTGCGCGGTGTGATCGACCTCTCGCTGCATCTTGATCAGTCGGGGTTGAGTCCCGGCGAGCAAGGGATGATTCGCGAGCTGCTCGCATCAGGCCAGCTCGACACGACACAGAGTTACGAGCTGGGGCGCTTCGCTGCAGGTGAAACGCACACGCGTGCCACGGTGATGAAGGTGCTGAGCGCGTTCGGTCATTACTCCGAGATGATCAACCGGCTCACCATGGCGCTTGCTTCGTACAATCTGGAAGCGGACAGGAGCAGCACGCGTCAGCGAGTGACGCGTGGTGGGCGCGTGATAGAGGAACGTAGGACACCGCTGACTGCTGAGCAGCAGGAGAAGGCGACGAAGAACGCAATCAAGTCGGTTGTGGAGACGCAGTACGACTACTCCGAAGCCAACACGGCAAGCGCGTTCGGCAAGCACGGTTTCGCCCGAGGGGTGACGCCGCTGCTCGTGTCGTTCAAGAAGTATTCATTCATGACGCTGGAGATGCTGCGGCGTCTTGCGTTCGATTCCATCAAGGGTGAGACACCCGAGATTCGGCGCGTTGCGCAGAAGCAGTTCGGCGCGATGATGGCGACGACCAGTGTACTTGGCGGTACGTTAGGTCTGCCGCTTGCTCCGATCTTCGCTGCATTCGCCGATGCAATCCTTGGGGATGATGACGATCCGTCCGACATTAAGATGGCGTTCCAGCACTGGCTTTCGGAAACCTTCGGGGTAGAGGTAGGAACGGCCATTGCCAAGGGCATACCGCGCGCTGTGCTTGGGTTCGATACCAGTGCACGTCTCGGTCTAGGCGACGTGCTGCCGGGCACGTCGTTCTTTACAGACCGGCGCAAGATCAAGGACCGGCTGGAGAGCGGCGCGCTCGATGCGTTGGGTCCGGCCATCAGCGCCGGGCAGGACATTCTTGCCGGGGCCGGGAAGATCAGCGACGGCATGGTGATGGACGGTCTGGTGCAGATGTCGCCGCTCGCGCTGCGCGGTCCGATCAAGGCGGTAAAGATGGCCGAGGATCAGGGCTACACAACCTCCACAGGCAACAAGCTGCCCATGGAAGTGACGCCGTGGGACTTCTTCGTGCAAGCGGTAGGGTTTACCCCTTCGGAGAAGGCCAAGCAGTCCGAAACGAACTTCGCGATACAACAATACCAAGGACTAATGAAGCAGCGCAGCACCGTGCTGTCGAATCGGTTTTACCGGGCACGGGAGAAGGGCGAGGATACGACAGAGGCGTTGAAGGACGTGATGGAGTTCAGTCAGAAGAATCCGCAGTTCAAGATCGATCTGGTTGCGGGGTTGAAGTCGCGAGCGAAGGCACGAGTTGTTGCTGAAGCGAGCGGGACGGGTGTTGCGACGTTGCCACGCTATCTTCCGCTTCTTGAAGAATACACGCATTAGGAGACGGGCGTGGCCGCGAAGAAACAGAACTTCACAATCCTGCAGGGTGAGACGTTCCAGCGCATCATCCGCTGGGAAACGCAGCCGTACATCTACAAGCCGATTTCCGCGATCACCAATTCGGCTCCGGTCTCAATCACGTCGGTTGGGCACGGACTGGTCAGCGGCTGGCGCGTGGCGGTGGTGAGCGTCAAGGGAATGAGCGAGATCAACGCCAAGCACTCGCCGCCGCGCGAGTCGGAGTTCAAAGCAGTAACGCGCACCAGCCCCGATGTGATCACGCTCAACGAGGTGAACAGCGCGGACTTCTCGCCATACATCAGTGGTGGCTATCTGCAGTTCTTCACGCCAGTCGATCTCACCGGGTATTCCGCGCAGATGGACATCAAGGATCGTGTCGGCGGCACGGTTCTGCTCACGTTGGGATCGGACGTTCTGATCGATCCCAAGCAGCGCATCGTTCTCGACATGATCAACAACACGATCTCGCTGCGCATTGAAGCGGAGGACACGGAGTCGGATGTGTTGATGTGGACGCGTGGCGTCTATGATCTGGAGATGACCAGCCCAACCGGGGCGGTTACGCGCGTGTTCACCGGCAACGTCGCGGTGTCGAAGGAAGTCACGACGTGACGCAGGCATTATGCACCAGCTTCAAGGCGCAGTTGTTTCAGGCCGCACACAATTTCAGTGCGGGCGGCGGGCATATGTTCATGCTCGCGCTGTACACGGGGGCGGTCGTGCTGGATGCTTCCACCACGATGTACAGCCCAACCGGAGAGGTTGTAAGCGTGGGGTACAACGCTGGTGGGTTTGTTCTGACGAATGTGAATCCCAGCGTATCTGGTACGACTGCGATGCAGACGTTTGCCACCAACCCGACATGGACGGGGGTGACGTTCATCGCGAGTCAGGCGCTTCTTCACAATGCATCGCAGGGCGGGCTTGCCATTGCGGTGTTCGATTTTGGTGGGGGCCAATCTGTCGTGGGCGGAACCTTCACCATCAACCTGCCGCCGGTTACACCAACGACGGCGCTTTTGCGACTGGTCTGACAGGAGATAATAAATGGAAGGCGCACTAGTAACAACCACGTTGGGTGATTTGCCCGAATCCGATCTCGACATCAAGATGATCGAGCAGCAGGGCGATGAACAAGTATGGGTAACGGCGCGTGAGTGCCGATACAAGGGGTCCGATCCGAAGTTCGCCGACAAGGTTGGCGAGATCGTGCGTCGGGATGTGTGGGCAACGATCAAGCGCGGCCATGCGATGGCAGGCGAGCAGGCGAAGATATAGGAGAACGAAATGGCGAATACGGCTGCAATCTGCACGTCGTTCAAGGTCGAGCTGCTGAACGGCATTCACGCTTTTGGAACAACGGTAGCGCGTGGTGGCACGGGCGCGGACGGCTTCAAGATCGCACTGTATGCGCCATCCGCGACTCTCGGTGCGGCGACGACCGCGTACAACGCATCCGGTGAGGTTTCGTCGGCTGGTTACACGGCGGGCGGCAACGTGATCTCGTGGCAAGCGCCAACGGCCGGTGCGGGCACGGTGGCGTACACCACACCAAGTGCCAACGTAACATGGAGTGGTGTGTCGTTTCAGACAGACTGCGCGTTCATCTACAACACCTCGCAGGGTAACAAGGCGGTGGCGGTGTACACGTTCTCCTCGCAGACGGTCACGGTGGGCAACTTCACGCTTACCATGCCGTCGAACGACGGCACGAACGGGTTGTTGCGCATCGCGTAGATGGGTCTCAGTCATAAGTTCTCTCTCGTCATACCCGACAACCCTGCGGCAATCGCCGCAGGGAAAGTCGTATCCACCGGGTGGAATGAGGAGCACGTTCTTGTCGGTCCGCAAGACGCTGTTCTATTCAACAGCGGAGGTTTAGTAGGTCTTAGTGCGTCGTTCACATTCAAGAACGGCGATCTGAAGGTACCGCGTGCGCTCCTCGCGCCCGCGTCTCTTGGTGCCACTGCTGACGGCGCATTCGAGTACGACGGTACCAAGCTCTGGTTCACGGTAGGCACTGCACGCAGTCAACTGGTGCCGCTCGGTGCTGGTCCGCAAGGTCCGCAAGGTCCGCAAGGCATCATCGGCATAGTCGGTCCGCAGGGTGTTGTCGGCCCGCAGGGGCCGATTGGTCCGCAGGGTCAGCTCGGTGTGCAGGGACCGCAGGGCAACACGGGTGCATCGGCGAATGTCTTTTTCTACCGGGCTGATGCGACAGGTACGAGCCTTGCCGATCCCGGCGCGGGGAAGATGAGATGGAACAATGCCAATCAACAGCTTGCGACATACCTCGTCTTTGATCGACTGACCGATGATAACTTCGACGCGTTGGTCTACTTCCGCAACACTGAGATCAACGACGACTTCATCATTCAGGATGCCGATTTTTCGTACAACTCGCAGACGTGGAATAAGACTGGAGATGGCATCGAAGGGCCGGATTTCTTCTATGTGCCTGTGGCGTTCGTATCGTCCGCTGGCACAGGTACGTTCACGCACAACACACGTCTCGCCGTACTCATTAAGTCAGGTGGAGCGACCGGGCCGCAGGGTGTGCAGGGTGCACAGGGTGTTGTTGGTGCGGTTGGAGCGCAGGGTCCGGCTGGTGCGCAGGGTCCGGTCGGCGCACAAGGCTCAACCGGTGGGGTTGGTGGTGTAGGTCCGCAGGGACCGCAGGGATTAACCGGTGCGGGTACGCAGGGCGTGCAGGGACCAGCAGGTAATGCTGGTCCGCAGGGACCGCAGGGCTTACCGGGTAGTGAAGGTTTTCAGGGACCGCAGGGTGAACCGGGTGATATCGGCGATCCCGGTCCGCAGGGTTCGGCGGGTAATCCCGGTCCGCAAGGATCAACCGGTGCGGTTGGTCCGCAGGGTGTGCCGGGTATTGGTACGACGGGTCCGCAGGGTGTAGCGGGTCCGCAGGGTCAGACTGGTGCGCAAGGGCCACAAGGCGTGGTTGGAGCGCAAGGACCACAAGGCGTGGCCGGTGTGCAAGGTTCAACCGGCGGGGCTGGGAGTGTAGGTCCGCAGGGTCCGCAGGGCACTCAGGGGGTGCAGGGTGCGGTTGGCGCGGGCGCGCAAGGTGTACCCGGTCCGCAGGGTCCGCAGGGTTCGGGTGGAACGGGACCGCAAGGTGCACAAGGTCCGCAGGGACCGTCATTGTTCATCATCGCCGCGACGGCACCATCGACATCAACCACACCGGTTGGGACCGCGTGGTGGGATGCTGACAACGGCCGTACGTTCCTTCTTTACGACGACGGCAACTCGAAGCAGTGGGTTGAGTTCATCGGTTCGCAAGGACCACAGGGAGGTGCGGGTGCGCAAGGAGCAGCAGGTGGTACAGGTTCGCAAGGTCCGCAAGGTGCGGCAGGGAGTGCGGGTGGGACTGGGCCACAGGGTGCAGCCGGTAGTACGGGGCCGCAAGGTGCAGCCGGTGCGCAAGGTACGCAGGGCGCAGCCGGTGGCGTGTCTACGCTAGTTACGCCTTCCTACGGAACAATTGCAAACGGTCCATCGGGCACTTATCTGGAGCAACGTGGTGGTGGCAGTGGACATGCTGCTTACATAGCGTTCCATCGTCCCGGCGAATGGGCATCGCTCTTCGGGATTGACACTGACAACAAATGGAAAGTCGGTGGGTGGAGTGCGAGTGGACTGTCTTATTCGATATTGCACGAGGGCAACTCGTTCATCATAGACGGCGCGGGCAATCTGAATGCGAATGCTCGTGCGCTCTACAACGTCAGTACCTATTACGGGACCAATGCCAGTTTCTCTGGCACCGTAACGTCGGCTGGTGCTCTTTTTGGTTCGACTGTAGCTGCTTCGCCGACTGATCTTTCCAAGCACATCAACCTGTATGGCGGTTCCTACGGATTCAGCATCACGGGCGGTACGCTGAATCTCGTTGCTGGTGGTGGCGCGCATGCCTTTACACCCGGCGGAATGAGCACAGGTACGATTAACGCTACTTCGGTTGTCGGTACCACCTTCACCGGCAAGTCGTTCGCGCCGGGGATGTTCAACGTCGCTGCAACGTCCGGTGCAATCGCCGTTGATTTCAACAACGGGCAGTCGCAGAAAGTCTCGATTGCGGGTACAGCGACGATCACCGTTTCCAATATTCCAATCGGCAGCATTCTGCGCATCATCATGTCTGTGCAAAACTATGCGATCACTTGGTCGGGGGGTGGGCTGACGATCTACTGGCCGAATGGCGTTATACCGAATGCGAATGCGGGCGCGATCAAGTGGTGCATCGTCGTGTTTGAAAATCTCGACGGCGGTTCGCTTTTCGGCAACATGGCGACCTATTGATGGCACAGGCAGTCGGCTTCGCATCGGGATTCGGGAATACGAACTCATCCAGCGTCGTAGTCACCGCGCCTGCGAATACCGTCAATGGCGACATTCTTGTCTTCGGCACGGTGGTGGCGAGTTCTGTCGGGTTCAATACTCTTGCAGGTTGGACGTTATTGCACGATTACAGCATTGGTGCTGGTACTTATTATCGTGTCTTCTACAAGCAGGCGTTAAGCGAACCGGCAAGCTATACGTGGACAATAAGCAGCGGAGGAGGACCATGTGCAGGCATCATGATTGCTGTTCAGGGTGCGCGATTGCCCATCGATGTGGAGTCGCTCGCGCAGAATGGAACGGCATCGCTTAGTGTTGATGGCATTCCAATTGATCCGGTTGCTGCAAATCAGGTCATGCTATGGATTGCAGCACGTCCGGCTGTTGCCGTTGGAGCAAACATCAATCCACCAAGTGGATATCCCAACGGTGCTCGTCAGCGCAATAACACTGGCTCCGCTGGCACGACTGCGCAGATTGCACTTTGCGCTGACGTGTACACAAGCGCAGTGGTTACTCCGCAACCGTGGTATCACGGGACTTCAGGAAGTTCGCAGAATTTCAGAAGTGGCGTGTCGATGATTACTTTTCCTGATGCGTATCCTGATGCTCAACCTCTTCTGTTTTGTGAAGCCTGATGGACTTCCCTACCTCACCGGTTGATGGCCAGCAGTTCGCTGCAGGCGGCGCGTTGTGGACGTGGAACAGTGCAGCAGGTGCGTGGCTGGGTGGCAGCGCGGTCGGTTCGCAGGGACCGCAGGGGGTACCGGGTACGCCGGGCGGGCCGCAGGGTGTGCAGGGTGCGCAGGGTGTGACAGGCGCACAGGGACCGCAGGGACCGGGCGCTGCTACAGGGCCACAGGGACCGGCCGGTGTGCAGGGTCCACCGGGGACAGGTGCGCAGGGATCACCCGGTGTGCAGGGACCGCAGGGATCAACCGGTACGGTTGGGGGCACGGGTCCGCAGGGTCCGCAGGGTGCGGCCGGTGCAGCAGGTGGTGCGGGGCCACAGGGACCGGCCGGTACGACACCGAGTCTGGCAGGTTATCTTTATCGCTATTCCGATAACATCATCGATGGCGGCGGCTCGCTTCAAGTTACCGGGATGAGCTACGTTATCGGTTCAACCGGTGCGGTTGCTGCAGATACCGGCGGTCAGCATAGGTTGGAAGTGCGCAGCAATGGTGGCGCGGGCGATGCAGCGTTCATGTCGTTTCACCGTGTCGGTTACTGGGCATCAGGATTTGGTCTCGACACCGACAATCAATGGAGAGTCGGCGGTTGGTCGATGGGTGCGGTGTCGTACCGGCTGCTGCACGAAGGCAATGCGTTCGTCATCGATGTCAACGGCAATCTCAACGCGGGAGGTAGAGCACTCCTCAACATCAATTCGGTATGGACACTTTATGAGCGAGAAGCCAAGCTCGCGCTCGGCAGTGTTGCAGCCGGAACTACGGCTCTTAATTGGGCGAATGGCCTGATTACAGCGACGATCACTGCTGCTGGTGCGGTGTTCTCTCACAGCAATTTGCCAAGTGGTGTTGTTGGTTACTTGGTGGTGTCCTTAACCAATGGGGGTGTGGCGACTTCGATTGCTTCGCTCTTCCCCGGCGTGAAGTGGCCGGGTGGTGCGGGAGTTTACTCTCTTACGGCTTCAGGTCGCGACGAGATCACGCTGCGTTGCCACGACGGTGCGACAGTTGATGTGGTGGGCTTCGCCAAAGGGATGGCCTGATGCCTGCGCACGGCTCGATGTTTGGTGCTCAGAATGTTTTTCACTACTCTGCTTCGAGCACCAGTTCGCAGAATATATTCTCGAAGTGTGGTTCACCAAATTATCGCGGCGACTTTATAGTTGTAATCGATCCCGGTGTCATCATGGGTCGTGCCGGGACCAGTGGCGTTACGCTCGACATGGGTACCGGTTGGGTTGCTGGTTCAACGGTCAAGCTCATCATTCAAGGATCATTGGTATCGGCTGGAGGTGCGGGGGGTGCTGGTGGTGGTCTTAACAGCGGCGGACAGGCTGGTTTGAGGGCAGGTAATGTGCTTGATCTTCGCTATCCCATTACGATTGAGATGGGTCCGTCTGGCTTTCTTTCGTGTGGTGGTGGTGGTGGGCATGGTGGTGCGGGGTCAACTGCGGAGTTCGGCCCGTTCCCAACTTCGTGGGGTGGAGGTGGCGGTGGTGGGCAGGGTTACGTGGGTGGTAACGGTGCTGGTGACGGCACAGGTGCGACGGCTGGCACGTATAACGCTCCCGGTCAGGGCGGCATGCCCGGTGGTGATGTTCCCGGCGATCTTGGTTATGGCGGCTCAGTTTGGGCAGATCAGGGATTTGGTACATCGGGGACGGCGTGGACCGTCAACACACGCGGCAACGCGATTACTTGGATCGGCAAGACAAGTAGCAACGTGAAAGGGCCAATCATTTGAAGTTCAGTGTTTTCACACCAACGCACGACACGAAGTTTCTGAAGGAGACGTACGACTCGCTGCTGGCGCAGACGTACAAGGACTGGGAATGGGTGGTCGTGCTCAACAACGGCGCGAAGCTATCATCCGAACTGGATGATACACGCGTGCGTGTGCTGACCGCACCGGCATGGATGTCCGCGTCTGGCGTGGGTGCGGTCAAGCGGTACGCGTGTCACCAGTGCGAAGGGGAGTATCTGGTCGAGCTGGATCACGACGACATCCTGCTGCCAACCGCGCTGGATAAGATCGCGGCGGTGGATGCCGACTTTATCTACTCCGATGCGGCGCAGTTTCGCAGTAATGGCACGTGTCTGTTGTTCGGCAAGGAGTTCGGTTGGGAGCATTACCAGCAGGATTCGTACAAGGTGAACCGCAGCTTCGATGTCAACGCCTCATCGATGCGTCAGATTTTCTTCGCGCCGGATCACGTGCGAGTGTGGAGCAAGGACGCGTACCACAAGGTTGCCGGGCACGATCCGAACCTTGGCGTATGCGACGACTTCGATTTGCTGATTCGTACTTACCTAGCTGGGGTTAGCTTCCATCACATTGAGGAGTGCCTGTACCTGTACCGAATCAAGGATGACGGCAGCAACACGTGGCTGAAGCGCAACGCGGAAATTCAGACCAAGCAGCATGAGTTGTCGAACAAGTACACCCACGCGCTGGTGCACGAGTGGTGCCGACGCATGGAGCTGCCCAAGCTCGATCTCGGTGGGGCGACAGGTTGCCCCGAAGGGTTCATCGCGGTGGACCTGAAGAGCGGTTACGACCTTCGTAAGAAGTGGCCGTTCGCCGACTCATCGATTGGTGTAGTTAGGGCGTACGACTTCCTCGAACACATTCCTCACTGTCGTGACTCATCCTGCAAGCATGAGCCGCCGTACTGCACGGTTGGCGTGATGAACGAAATCTACCGGGTCTTGGTTCCCGGTGGCTGGTTGCTTTCAGCCACTCCTTCAACTGACGGCCGAGGTGCGTTCCAAGACCCGACCCATTGTTCGTTCTGGAACACGAACTCGTTCTGGTACTACACGCGTGCGCAGCAACGGCAGTACGTGCCCGGCATCGTCGCGCGCTTTCAGGGCACGCGTGTGTGGCAGGAGTTCCCCAGTGACTGGCACAAGGAGCACAACCTGCTCTACGTGTATGCCGACTTGGTTGCGCTCAAGGGACAGCGCCAAGCGGGAGTGTGCGAGGTGTAAGTGGCCGATGCCAGCGCACCGCTGCGTTCTTTCTACATTGGTGCGTTTCAGTTTGAATCGTTCCAAGTAGAGTCGTTCGACGTAATACCCGTCGATATCCTGCTGCAGACGCAGCAGGGCGCGCTGGTGCCGGGCACGGCGATCACCGTCGTGCTCGTGGGTCAGCAGGTGAGCACGCAGCGTGGCACGCTGTTCCCTGCCGTTACGAACGCCAACACGGTGCTGGGCCAGCAGGTGAGTGTGCAGAGCGGCACGCTCATCCCCGGCATTCTCACTGCGCTCGTCGGTCAGCAAGCGAACTTGCAGACAGGCACGTTAGCCTCGCAGGTTGCGGTGATGCTGGTGGGTCAGCAGTTGAACGCGCAAGAGGGTGTGTTCGTCCTGACTGCAAGTAACGCTGCGGCGCTCGTCGGATTGCAAGCGACGGTGCTGCAGGATGTGCTGACTCCCGTCATCTCCTCGTTCATCGCGCTGACTGGCAGGCGAGTGAACATCGACGGCGGTGTGCTCACTCCCGTCATCACCAGCATCGTCGCGCTCACCGGTCAGCAGCTCGTCGTGCAGCAGGACGTGATGGGTACGCCAGATCGCAGCGTCGTGCTCAGCGGGTTGCAGGTGACCGTGCAGTATGGCCTGACGCAACCTTCGGGGGTAACGGCTGTAGCCCTTGTTGGTCAGCAGCTCAGCGTACAGCAGAGTACGCTGGTCCCATCCCTCGTTATCAGCCTTGCAGGTTCACAAGCGAACGTGCAGCAGGGCGTGCTGGTCTCGGATGTCGGCAACGTCGTTGCGCTCACTGGTCTGCAGGCGTTGATGGTGTATGGCAAATTGACTCCAGCTATCGCCACCGGCTTCGCTGGCTTGCAGGTGAGCATGCAGCAGGGCGCGCTCGCTCCCATGGCTACCGCCGGTGCCGTGCTGTCTGGTCAGCAAGTGGTAACGCAACAGGGCGTGCTGGCCGCAGTTGGTGCCGGTGGTGCCACCCTTACCGGTTTACAGGCGACGATGGCATCGGGTGCCTTGCTCGTCACCATCGATGTCGCCTTGTCGGGTTCAGAGCTGCAGGTGCGGCAGGGTGGGCTGGGAACTGCGAATGACGCCGCGTTCGCCGGGGTGCAGGCAGGCACGCAGCGTGGTGCGTTCGTACCAGCGATCGATGTCATCCTGACTGGGCAACAGGTGTCGGTGCAGGCGGGGCTGACGCTGGTGGCAGGGACATTCGGCGTGATCCTCACCGGTCAACAGCTCGTCGTGGAGCAGGGTGCGCTGGGCACGCCGGATCGCAGCGTGATGCTCACCGGGCTGGAGTTGGTGGTGCAGCCGGGCGAGCTGGTGCCGGGGATCGCGGTGGCGTTCGCCGGGCTGGCGGTGGCGGTGCAGCGGGGTGGGCTGGTGCCGGGGATCGCGGTGACGCTCGCCATGGGGCCGCTGACGGTCCAGCTTGGGGATGTCCTGTTCACCGAGAAATCAGCTCCGCTGGTGGGGCAGGAGCTGGCCGTGGTGGGCGGCGTGCTCGTACCTGTCCTGTCCTTAGCTCTGATCGGCCAATCGCTCCCAGCCATTACTGGTATGTTCATACCAGCCATTGAGGTGGGGGCGACGGGGCTGGAGCTGACGGTGCTCTCTGGTGCGATCCAGATCAGGGACTTCTCGGCACTGCTCACCGGGTTGGAGCTGGAGACGCAGCAGGGTGACTTCAGTGTGCCCAGTGCGTCGAGCGACTTCGATGTGTGGACGCTGCTGAAGGTCGAGGAGTTGTGGGCGCGCTCCGAAGTGGAGCTGCTTTACGCCACCGTGCCGGTTGAGGGGTTGACCGTCAGGGTGGATGATGCCGTGTTGAGCACAACGAAGGAAGACAGGAAGGTCACCGCCAAGACGGGTGAGGATGCGCTGAGCACAAAGCCGAAGTACGAGGACTGGTTCGTGCGCATGGAGAGCATCGAGCTGACGGTTATGACCCAACCCGAAGAGTTAACCGTGCGCACAGACGACGATCCGTTGTTCGTGATCGCAGAAGAGGAAGAAGAGTATGCCTAACTTCACGCAGGAATATCGCTCCACGGATGTGGGGATGCCGGTGTTGAACGGTGTGCAGAGCGCATTGACCGCCGTGCTCGATGCGGTGCTGGTGAATGGCGGGACGGCGCAGAATGTGACGAGCATCGTGGAAGCGGGCACGACGTACACGGCGACGATCCCTACCGACGTATCACTGGAGAATCTCGATCACCTCACCCTTGCCGGTATAACCGGTGCGGGAGCGGTGCTCAATACTGATCAGATCATCGCGTTCATCGACAGTACGCACTTCTCGTTTCAGGGACCGGGTGGGCTGGGTGTGATCACTGGAACGATCACTTACAAGCGTTCACCCCTTGGATGGACGAAGCCGTTCAATGCGACGGGTATAGGTGCGTACCTGTCGCAATCCGGCATTCCGAACATGCCGCAGTTCTACTTTCGTGTGGACGACAGCAACACGATCCCGACAACGGGTGGTGCGAAAGAAGCTGCGGTGCGTGGCTGGGAGGTGATGGCCGACATCAATCCCGGCACGAACGGATTCCCCACCGCAGCCCAGCAGGTTAACGGACTGTGCTGGCGCAAGAGTCTGACGGCGGATGCGACAGCACGACCATGGTTTCTCATTGGTGATGGAGCGACGTTCTACTTCATTCCGAACAGCGACAATTCGTTCACGAGCGGACGTGGACTCTACGGCTTCGGTGGATTCAACTCGAACAAGCCGGGGGATGCGTACAACTGCATGATTAGTGGCTGGTCAACCTTCAATGCTGCGTCCGCGAGTGGCGCTGCGAATGGTTTGGGTTTCTCGTATTACATGGGTGCCTATACCGCGCAGACCGGACTGTATGTAGCGCGTGCGTACGGACAGTCGGTAGTCGGTGGTGTTCAGCAGTGCCAAATTTGGAAATGGATGAATGCCGCTTCGTATTCGAGCAGTGTTCTTGGTGGGGCTAATGGCGCTGTGGGAGTGCCGAACCCCGTGGATGCCGCGTACTGGTTCGATGCTCCCAACATGAACGAGGGTTTCAACAGTGTCGTTCGTGGCAGGCCGCGCGGATTGTACGTGCACAACCACAACGCGATTCCGTTCGCGAGCGAATTCGACACCGCCATCAACATCCCCGCTCTTCCCGGTGTGACATTGCTTAATGTCTGGCATGCCGCTGGTGGTGCTCAAGGTTCAGTGCAGTTCGACCGTTACGGACCGTGGTGATGGCGACTCTTACTACCTGCAAGTTTGGTTCGATTTCCGCCAGTCCGATACGCACTCAGCCTGCGGCGATGGGTCCCGGTGCACGTTTCACTGGTTCCGTGATCGCGGCCGGTGGCGACAAGACGGCGAGTGGCAGGACGTATGTGGGCGGGAGTCCTAAACCACGTCGGGTTACTATCATGACGCAGCCTCCGCACGCGAAGGTGATCTACGAAACAGGCACGCTGCTACCGGGAGCCATCTTCGTTTTTCCCAAGCTCGCGCCGGGGAAGTACCTTGTGCTCGATTGCACGGTTGACGGTTCGGAGCAGGCGCTCGTCTACGATTGGATCGCTCCGCTGTAATGGCCTACACCCCGCCTCTCGGCAATGCGATCAACTTCGACGGCACGGGTGCGCCGTACACGCCGCCGCCCGGTAACGCGATCAACTTCGATGGTGGAGCAACCGGTGCCCAGCTTGTCGGGCAGCAGGCGAGCGTGCAGCAGGGTGTGCTCACCGCATCCGTCGCCGGTGGCAATGTCGTTGTTGCGCTCAGCGGACAGCAGGTAGCAACACAGCAGAACGTACTTGTCGCAACGTCCCCCGGCAGCTCGTACTCAGTTACTCTGTCAGGTTTAGACCTGACGGTACAGCAAAGTACGCCTGCTGCGGCAGTCACGTACTTGGTTCCGCTGGTTGGCCAAGCAACAACTACGCAGCGTGGTGGGCTTGCTGCATCGACGCCAACACAGACAACGGTGTCGTTGACCGGGTTGGCACTAGCCGCGCAACGCGGGAGCATGACCGGCAAGGTATCCACCGGAGTCATCCAGTGGGACTTCGCCCACTCCAACATCACGCTCTCCGGTACGCCGAAGCTCACGGCCACCGCGTTCTCCGATCCCAATCCGTATGTCTACTCCACAGGTGGAGAGGACGCGTACGGTGGCAAGCGGTACTTCGAGGTTGCGCTATCCAAGCCTAATCAGGCGTTCGGCATCAGCAACGGCTGGCACAGCATGTTCCTGTCGAGCAAGTCGCTGGGGATGGCAGCGGCCGGTGGCGAGGACTTGTACTCGTGGGCGTTGAACGTTCTGTTCAACGGCACGCTGCAGGTGCAGCACAATGGAACGGCGATAGCGCAGGGCACGTACACGTTCGTCACCGACGCGCCGATCATGTGCGCGCTCGACTTCACCGCCGGGCTGATCTGGTTCGGCTATAACGGCACGTGGGTGGGTGGCGGCGACCCAACCACCGGGGTTAACCCGACGTACAGCGGAGTCAGCGGCTTCCCGCATCCGGTGCTGATACTGGGATCGATGGGCAGCGCCATCCCCAACTCGTTCTCGCAGGTGGCGGTGCTGCACGCCACGGTCAACAACCAGCTCTACTGTCCGGCGGGCTTCATACCGTGGGAGGACATAGAAGGCGCGAGTATATCTGTCGGGTTGACCGGGCAGGCGATGACGGCGCAGAAGGGCGGGTTCGGGGTGGTCATCTTCGCCGATCCCGACGTGTCGATCATGCTGCTCGGCATATCGGCGCAGGCGCGGTTCAACCTGATGGGGATAGACCGCAACCGGCAGAAGGTCACGTGGAACCCGAACGACAAGAGTCCGTACGTTACGCTGACCGACGCCAACATGGGCGTGACCATGAACGATCCGCCCAACCAGCAGACCTATTCGGTTCGGGCAACGCTGGGGCGGGCGATCAACAGCGGCAAATACTACTTTGAAGTCGTTCTCGCTTTCCTCTCAGCTTACGAGGGTGGCTACTCGCGGGGGCCGGGGATCGGCATATCGAGGCAGTACGGCTCGTTGGAGTTCGCCGAGTACACGTTGTGGAGCGGCATCATCAGAAATGCGTGGAACTCCGACGTTGGTGGTTACCGGCCACGGGAGAGCTGGTTCAACCTTCATGCCGATCCAACTTATGGCGACCCCGATCCGATCTACGGCTACGGCAAAGTTGGTGATTGGCTCGACGTGTTCGTCCCCGGCCGTGTGCTGCAGCTTGCCGTGGATTTCAACGCAGGAAAGATTTGGTTCGGTTACAACGGCAAGTGGTTCAACAGCAGCAATGGAGCCGATCCAGCAACAGGTGTGCTGCCGCAGTACACCAACATAAAGACGGTCATCACCACGACTGCCTTCCCTGAATATCCGATTCACTGGCCCGACTATAAATATGGAGACCCGCCCAACCCATCAGACATAGGGCACTTCAGCGCGGCGTCGTTTAACTTCGCTCCACCTGCCGGGTTTGCACCATGGGAGGAAGCCGATCCGGTTGATCGCGTCGTCTACCTGACCGGTCAGAAGCTCCTCGTGTGGGGGACGCCCCTCTGGCACGTGGAGGGAGTGCAGGCGACGGTGCAGCGCGGGCACTTCTCCGGTATCCAAGCCGGGGCCGACATCACTGTATTCCTCGATGGTTTAGAAGCGACGGTGCGGCAGGGCGCACTGCGTACATCGAATACGTTCAGCATAACGGGAGTGTCCGCAACCGGGGCGGTTGGCAACGTGACCGTTACCACCGGAGTCATCAGTGCGGCGACCGGGCTGGAGCTGACGGTGCAGCAGGGGGTCCTCGATGGCCACATCTCGCAGGATGCCACCGCTGCGCTCACCGGGTTGCAGCTCGCCACGCAGCAGGGCGCGTTCTCGGTTTCCGCCGGGTACAACACCGGGCTGGCCGGGCTGGTGGCGAACGTCGTGCAGGGCGATCTCACGCCACGGATCAGCGTCGAGCTGACCGGGCTGGCGGCGAGCGCGAGAGGGGGTACACTGGGGGTCGATCTGGTGCTCGCGCTAGGCGGTTCCCAGTGCGCTGTGCTGCCGGGCGTGTTGGGGGTGCGCATCTCCCCCACCCTTGTCGGCCAAACGCTCTCAGCCGTATCTGGTGCGTTCGTACCAGCGTTGGACCTGCGGCCGGTCGGCGCTAGTCTGCAGGCGAGAAGCGGCGCGTTCGCTCCACAGCTCAGCCTCACCCTGTCGGGATTGAGCTTGGTGACGCACGGGGACGCGCTGCGGATCGCACTCGCAGTACCGCTGACCGGCTTGCGGGCCACGATCACGTACGGCCATCACGATTACTTATACGACTGCAATGTCTTCCTGACGGGTGTACAGGCCGTGGGCTTCGCGGGCGTCGAGCCGATGGAGACCAACGCGCCCAAGCCCAAGAGGGATACGTGGATGTGGGCCAAGTACGAAGTGGAGAAGCTCTTCGCCGGGGACATACCGGACGATCTCTACAACGACATTGAACCCAAGAAGTAGATAGGGTACAGTGCCGCGCATAACCCAAGAGGACCCATCGTGAGTAGACCATGGCGCGTGCCAAGGATCACTCCCGATGATGAAGGCAATACCGGAAAGTTTTCGCAGTTCGCCGGATTGGTGAACACGCAGTCGCGCAAGGACATCGGTCTGCACGCGCTGTATGGAGCCGATAACGTCTTCATCTCGGACAGCAAGAAACTCACCCGTCGCGACGGGTACTCCCTCTACCGCGCTGGCAACATCCAGACAGCGTACGGCCTCGGCAACTATCTCTACGTGGTTGACTCCGGTGTGCTGCAGCACCTTGCTGCGGCCAACGACGCGCGCCCGCTCGTCTTGGGGTTGACCGGGACGGAGTACGGCTGGGCCGAGATCAACGGAGACGCCTACTATGTCAATGGTGTCGAAGCGGGGATCGTGCGCGGCAGCACACCTCTACCATGGAGGTTGCTCGTCCCCCAAGTATCGGCATTCGATGTCGTTGACCCGGCGACCCTTCAACCCACCGTGTTTAACGTCGGACAGACCTACGATCAGGCCACGTGGCGCGTGTGCGCGACCTACGTCACCGCCGATGGCCGCGAGACCGCGCCATCGGACGCACGGTCCATCGTCGCCTCGCCTGCAACCAAGCTCTTCCGCGTCACCGTCCCCACTGCCTACGAACACACCAACGTCTACGTTACTGAGCCTGATGGTGCGATATTCAGACTGGTTGCCAGCGTTCGTGCGGCAACGATCACCTTCAATCCCGCGCTCGCCAGCCGCGAGCTGACCACGTGGGGCAGGATGAGCTTGCCCACCGGGGTGTATATGATCGACTTCTTTCAAGGCCGCTGCTACGCTGCGGAGTATATCCCGCAGGTTGATATCTCCGTGGTCTGGATGAGCGAGCCGCTGGGCTTCCACCTGTTCAATCAAGCCGAAGACTTCATCGTGGTGCCGGGCAAGATCGGCATGCTGGCAGCGTGCAACGAGGGCGTCCTCTGCGGCACGACGCAGCACATCTACCAGTACGCCGAAGACGGCAAGCTGAACAAGCTCGCGAGCTACGGTGTGATCCCCGGCACGCCGTGCGACACTGGTCCGCAGGCCATGGCGTGGTTCTGGACGGAGCGCGGCATATGTCAGGCGATGCCGTTCAAGAACCTGACCGAAGAGATGATGAGCATGCCGCCCGGCCTGCACGTCGCATCCCGCATGGTTTACATGAACGGCAAGCAGCAGTTCATCACGGTCACCCAAGGTGGTGGCGAGGCTTTCAACGCACGAAAGGAACGGACATGACGATCAGGCTTTCCACCATGGCGCGCAACAAGCTGCTCGACGGCGGTGCAGCGGGTGGCATCAAGGGCGCGTTCAATCTCGGCTTCATGAACATCTACTCGGGATCGCAGCCGTCGAACGCCGACACGGGCGCGACCGGCACGCTGCTGGGCACGGTCTCGGTCAACGGCGCGGGTGGAGGTATCTCGTTCGATCCCTCGGTGGCCGGTGTCATCGCCAAGGCGGCAGCGGAGCTGTGGCGCTTCACCGGGCTGGCCGCAGGCATCGCCGGGTGGTACCGGTTGTACGAAGCCACCGACACACCGGCCAACACGCAGGCAACGAAGGCGCGAGTAGACGGGGCCATCGGCTCCAGCGGCGCGGACCTGAACCTGACCAACCTGCAGATTCAACCCGGTCAGGTGAACACCTGCGATGCGTTCACGATAACGATGCCCGCACAGTAAGGCGAGAGCCATGACCATCAAGGCCAGTACGGCGCTGCGCAACAAGCTGCTCGACACAGCTCCGCTGCGCACGGTATTCAATCTCGGCCAGATCAACATCTATGCCGGGGCAGTCCCAGCCTCGGGGGATGATGCGACGGGCAGCTCGCCGATTCTCATCGTCAAGAACGGAGCCACCGGCCTCACCTTCGAGGCAGCGGCAGTGAACGGTGCGTTGCCGAAGAAGAGCACCGAGACGTGGAATGGAGTGGCGAGCGCGACACTCACCGCCACCTACTTCCGGCTGGTGGCACCGGGCGACGACAATACCGCATCGCAGACGCAACCGCGATTGCAGGGATCGGTGGCGCAGTCGGGGGCGGACCTGAACCTCACGACGATAGCGTTGCAGAGCGGCACAACTTACCCGGTTGATTCCTTCTCGGTGACGCTGCCTACGTTCTGATGCATGAGCGAAAAAGACGAGCTGGAGCGTGTACGCAGGCAGATGGATGGCCGCGAGAAGGCACAGCTCAACCGCGAGGATTACAACCAACTGCACGAGCGGCAGAAGGAAGAGTATTGGAACCAGAAGGATCGCGTCGATACCTTCCCGCTGGGTCCTGAGACCAACAGCAGCCAGCGCAAGCTGCGGCACTACTACATCATCACCGATCCGACGCTGGGCATCTACCAGCCGCAGGCGGCAGCAAGAAGCATCGCCATGCACGGCATGGGCTTCCGTGCGTGGCATCACGGTCACAACGTCGATCTGGCCAACATCCAGACGACGCTCTTCGGCCGCAACGTACACACCAGCATAACGCCGAACGACAACTTCGACTTCGAGTTCGCCACCAGCGCGTGGCCAGTGAAGTCCGACTCTGCTTCAGAGTTTCCTACGTACGTGGGAGCGATGGTCAGCGTCAGGGCATCACTGCAGCGCAACGCGATCTCGACACGAACGAAGATTCTCGGCTACAAGCGCACGGTCAACGGCCACGATGTATCCTCGATAGGTAGATACTATCAGGTGGAGCTGACGAACGAGCCGGTGTCGAACCCTGAGTGGCGCATCGAGTTCAATCGGTTGCGCACACCGGTCAACCTGTTCGAGTCATGGGCACCGGGCAATCCGCATACGGGTGTGCTCTCGCGCAGCTCGTTCTATGCGGTGCAGGACGAGGCTCCCATGCCGGTCCCCGGCCCACTGGAGCAGTTCTGCGTGCGCGACATCAAGTTCGACATGCCGTTCGCCAGCAATGTCGCCACCGATCCGGTGAAGATGGCGTACGTTCGTGGCACGGCCGACTGGCCGCGTGCGTGCGGCATGCAGGTGGTGAAGGACCAGCAGTACGGCACGCGCGAGTTCGCGATCTACGTGGACGCATTCAACCAGTTCATGATCTTCCCAACCTCGGCGATTGGACCGCTGGTCAATCCACCGTACTCGCAGAACGTGAACGATGCGATGGTATGGCGCGGCACGCTTACCTTTCCCTCGTGGGTTTACAAGCCAGCGCAGCGGCAGATGGATTACTACCACGATCCCATCGGCATCGATCAGATGCAGGCGGGGCTGACCGACTTCCCCGAACTCGACTGGAAGTTCAATCATCTCGGCACCAAGGCAGTCACTGTCGCGTACGAGCGCGTGCCGTTTGACTTCGATGCTTCGTACTATGCCGCCAACGTTGGCGGTAATCCCATGACGTTGAGTTTGTTCAACAGCGATTACAGGCTGTACATGGGTGTGGGTCTGCGCACGTGGACCGGTGTCGCCATCGGCTACAACGATCAGCGGTACTTCACTGCGCCCGGCCTTATCGAAGCGACGATCACGATAACCTTGACCGGACCCAACCCGCAAGACTTCACGGCTGGCGTCTCTCTCGTCACCAAGCGGCAACCGTCCGTGCTCAACACGCCGTGCACGATGCTTGCCGGTTATGTCTGGTACGACCTGTGGACAACCGACAAGGATAAGAAGAGGGTCAAGTCCGTTGCGGCCGGTGACCTGATCGCGCTTGAGCTGGAACGCTGGGGCGACAGCGCCCCGTTCCCACCGTCCCCATCAATCGATGAGGGCGAGGCTTACGCAAATCTCCACATCCAGAACATCATGTCGTTCCGCAACGTGAACACGGGTCTGGAGATCATGTCGTGCGTGGCGATGCCGGTGCTCGCCTACGACTTCACCACGCTCTCCTTCGTGCTGATGCCGCAGAAACTCTACGCGCACAAGGGTCCGGTCTCGTACCCAACCAAGCCGGGATACAGCCCGCCGGGCAACTTCAACGTGTACCTGTACAAGCACGAGTTCTGCGCGATGATCATGCACAGTGGTGTGGTCAAGGAGTTCCTGTTCCCTGACCGCATGACGAACGACACGCGCAAGATGCTGATGCAGCTCGGGCAGCAGAGCGGACGCCAGCTCGTTACCGATCTCGCAGCCAAGGGATTTTCGTACACACCGCTGAAGAACCCGCTCGACGGCTGGGTTGACACCGAGATCAACCGCACGCGTCACTACTGGGCGTACCTGCAGGGACACAAGACCATTCCACCGATCCTGCCTGCGGACTATACCGGTACGATTGGGAAAATATTCGGCGCGTGGGGAGAGGACATCGGGTTCAACAATCACCTCTTCTACTCCACCGATCCACGCTGGGGGTTCAGTTGCTACTCCAGCATGATCGCAGCGTACATGTGGACCAGCGCCAATACGACGTTCATGGCGCACCCGAACGGGACCTACGCGTTCTACTGCGACACGCACATCTACAACACCTACGGGGTTGTGAACGGTGCGTTCCTTGCGCAGACCGCGAACGTGCTGCCGTCGTACGAACCGAAGGACATCATGGAGCACGTGGTATTCGACACGGTGCACTTCGAGTTCCGCAACCAGTGGGGTAAAGCCACAGGCAAGAGCAACAGCACATTCGTGAAGCTCTACAACAAGGCAGTGGCCAACGGACTCAAGGCACAGAAGCTCGACAAGGCTGCGTTCGCCACCATCGAGTACAAGGACTATCACGCGACGTTCGGCAAGGAGGTGTACACGCTGCCGTCGTCCGGCGGTATGCAGATCATGATCCTCACAGCCAAGTGGGGTGAGGGAACATGGCGACACCAGTGCACCGAGATTCAGGGCGGTGCTTACAACGGCGGTGCGCTCATCGGTCAACAGGGTATGTTGATCGGCATGAACTTCGGCTATGGAAGCTGGAAGAACGCCAACGGAGATGATGAGTTCCCACATCAAAGAGGAATAACGCACAAGCAGTTCCGTGTCGCTGATCCAATCGTGTTAACCAACCTGAGATAGCCATGCCCGGCAACGCCGACATCCAGCTACGACCACTCGACGCACTCGGCGTGGGTGGGAAGAAGTACGGCGAAGGCGACGTGCTGCTGCCGTACCTCAGTGCGAACGGCTCGACCTACGAGCACAGCAACGCAGCGATCACGCTGCCGATGCTCACCTCGTTCTTCACCATGGACATGGGCGTCGAGTTCACGTCCAACGTCTCGCTGCCGCGACTCGCGTCGGCTGGCCAGTTCGGTATGGTCGGCGAGGCCACGCTGCCGATGCTCACCTTCGCCGGGAGCATGACGTTCCCGGTGATTTGGAGCGCCGCGTTCAGCCTGCCCGCGCTCACCGGGGCCGGGGCTGGGGTAGCCGGGGCGCAGATGGCCGGGGCGGCGATCCTGCCCCAGTTGACGATGGAGATGAGGGTCGGAGGGCGTGGCGCGGCCCTGCTTCCCCGCCTCGTCACGGCGGGCGCGGTCACCACGGTGGGTCAGGGTAGCGGCGCGGCCGTCCTGCCCCTCCTAGCCACCACTGGTACGATCTCTGTATTCAGTTTCGGGGGAGCCGGGGCGGCGATCCTGCCCGCGCTCATCGCCGGGCCGTACGGCAGCGCCCACATCACGCTGCCCATGCTCCAAGGACTGGGCGCGCAGTTTTTCGCGGGCGTGCCAGAGCTGGCGGGCGACTTCGAGGGGTGGCTGCTCAACGTGCGCAACGGTGGCCTCACCCGCATTACCAACTTCCCCTTCACCCAATTCGCGACGGTGGGCAACAAGACCTACGCCATCGGGCCGAACGGCCTTTACCTGCTGGGTGGAGAGGAGGATAACGGCGAGCCGATCAAGTGGCAGTTCGAGACCGGGCTGGACGATCTTGGCAAGCCGGGCACCAAGCACATCCCGTACCTCTACCTCGACGGTATAATCGACGGGGTGATCCAGATCGTGCTGATCGATGATCGCAACCGGGAGTTCGGTTACCAGTACAACACCAAGCAGCGCGGCGCAGTGCACCTGCCGCATCGGCGTAAGCTGGGCAACGGTATCCGCACGCGCAGCATGGCGTTCCGTATCAGCAGCGACACTGGCGCGTACATCGAGCTGGACTCGCTCGAACCGCAGATCAGCGTCACGCAAAGGAGCATCTGATGGCCCAGCTTCTCGACCCGCAAGACATACTCGATCTGCACAAGCAGTACGCCGACGAGTTCGCGCAACTCGCGCAGTCCGGCCTGACGGCTGCATTCGCGGCGCTGTCGAGCAGCGGCATCTTCGACTACTCGCCCGCGCAGATTCAGATATCGTGGCCCGACATCGGTGCGCCGAACAGGAACATCCCGCTGCCCGGCATCCCGCCTGCGCCCAACATGCCCGACAAGCCGGAATTGATGGACATGCGGGAAGTGCCCAACCCCAACTTCGGATCGCCGCCGAACAACACGCTCGGCGGCGTGCCGGTGTACGTGCCGCCACCCAAGCCCAGCGAGTCGCCACCGCCGTTCAATGCGACTCCACCGCCGATGCCGCCAACGCCGCCGATGCCACCGGCACCGACGTACCTGACGTTGCCCGCGCTCACGCTGCCGTACACGGAGCTGGACCTTCCCGATCCGCCCATGCTGACGATGCCGATATTCGACGGGACTAAACCTCCTCCGTTGAACCCGGTCGATCCCGACATGATCGTCGGCAAGTACCTCAAGGAGCAGAACGATCACCGCAACATGCTGCCGGTGTTCATGAAAGGAAATACCGATGCCCTCATCGCCGCGTACATCCCCGAATACCCAGCGATACGGTCGCAGATCAACGGAGCCATCATCGCCTACACGGACAAAGTTAATGGTGGCGGTGTCGGCATTCCCGTTAACATTGAAAACGCAATCCTCGCACGGGAGTCAGCACGTAGCGGGCTTGAGTTCACCCGTGCCATCGACACCGCCATCGACACCATAGGCAAACGCGGCTTCACTATCCCGCCGGGGGCGATGCTGGCTGCGCTGCAGCAGTCGCGCATGACGATGGGTGACGCGCAGGTGAAGGCGTCCACTGACGTGGCGATCAAAAACCTTGAGCTGGAGCAGCAGAACTTCCAGTTCATGCTGAAGCTGGGCGAGCAGCTTGAAGAGAAGTGTCTCGACATCATCACGCAGTACCTGACGCTCGCGCTCAAGATCGATGAGCTATCAATCCAGTCGGCTAAGGAGATCGTCGCCACCTACCTCGGTGCTTACAACATTCAGGTGATGGTCTACAAGGCGATGATGGATGGCTATCTCGCCGACGTGCAGGTATTCAAGGCCAAGATCGACGCGCTCGATGCACAGGTGCGTCTGTATGAGGCAGAGATCAAGGCCGAGATGGCCAAGGTCGAGATGAACAAGGCGTACGTGGAGGTGCTGCAGGCAATCGCGCAGACCAACATGGCAATCGCGCAGGCTTACAAGTACCAGATCGAGGCAGCGATGGCCCCGCTGGAGATCGCGAAGTTGCAAGTGGCGATCTTCGAGTCACAGGTGCGGGCCTATGCCGCGCAGGTTAATGCGTACGAGTCGTTGTGGAATGCGTACAAGGCGCAGGTGGAAGGAGAGCTGGGGAAGTTCCAAGCCTACACGGCGCAGGCCCAAGCCTATACCGCGCAGGTTGCGGGGTACCGTGGACAGGTGGACGCGTACAGCGCGCAGGTGAATGCAACCGGGGAGACGAACAAGGCCATCGGCATGACCAACGACTCCGCGCTACGTGCGTACAGTGTGGAAGCCGAGATGCAGGTAAAGACGTTCGACTCGCTGATCGCATCCTATACCGCGCAGGCTAATGCGGCGGTGAAGATCGGGGAGATCGAAGTCGAATACTGGCGCACGCATGCCAACCTGATCTTTCAGGAATACAACGCATCGCTCAACCAGACTTTCGAGTACGCACGTGAGCAAATGAATTTGTTCCGTGGCCAGATGGAAGCTGCGATCAACGCAGCGAACGGTCTCGCGCATGCAGCGAACGTGGCAGGCAGCTTGGCCTCGGGCGCGATGACCGGCCTCGGGACGTTCGCCGGATCGCTTGTCACTGCGGAGCAGTAGGCGTACCCTGTCTGTCGTTGGTGTGCCTTTCACCCCCGCGTTCCCCGCGAGCGCGGGGGTTTTTTACGCCGTCGCCTTCTCCAGCTCGGCGCGGTCGATCTCCCAGCAGCGCGTCTGTCCCATCGCCCACTTCGTCCCGGCACCGAGAACCTTGTTGCAGTCGGCACGAGTGATGACACCGCGTCCGCGTAGATCAATCTCAATGCTTCCGTAGTTCGCTTTCACTTCAGTGCAGTAGATACGAAAATGATCGCGCGAAATAAAGATTTTGCCATTGTCAACTTCATGACGAATGAACAGACTGATGCGCGGTTCACCTGCTGCATCTCGGATGTTCGGTGCGAGCTTGGCATTCACGATCAACGTGTTGCCAATGAATGTGTTGAGGTAACTATCAAGCACAGCCGCTGGGGTTGATACTGCCTGCTTGTGTATCGTGCGTGATCTCGACACATGCGCCTTGAACCAGTCGAGATCGGCAACTGGATCGAACGGATACACGCCAAGCCGGTGCGCAATACGCCCGCCTACCATCATGCAGGAGATCGCAGCAGAGACGTAGCGTTCCTCGCTCTTGAAATTTACTTCACGATCCAGTCGTTCCATCGTGGCAATGACCCGCGCTTTGATCGCTTCGTAATTCTTAACGTAATAGTCAGCCAGTATCGGCCCAGCATGTCCGTAGTGCTGGCGAATACCGCGCCGGAATTTATCCGCTTCGATCTTAGCCTTGCTTGACTGATCGATGACACCGAACTCAATTGACATCATTCGCATCAAGTGTGGATCGCTGTCCTTACCTGATGCCAGTAGTCGATGTACATCATCCGCATTGGTTGATGAGAGCACCATCGTTTCCCATGTCACCACGTTCCCATCATGTTCATTACCACGCAGCCGTTCCTTGCCACGGCCCTGTGATATCTGCAGCATGAAGTCACGCATCTCCGCAGGATCGCGTTCGGTGGTGTCATCCCACAAGAATGGCAGTGAGTGCGTGCTGCCCAGCATCGAGTACATGGCATTGATCGTGGTGCCATTCTTACCGCCGCTTACCAGCATCAGATCGGGGTTACCCCATACGGATGCGCATGCTTCAAGCAGCGTCGTTTTGCCACGCCCGGTGTCGCCGGATGCGGAGAGCAGGATGCCTTTGTGCCCGGTCATGTGGAACAACGGAGCGCCGATGGCTGCGAATACGAACGCACGGAAGAATGCCTTGCGCTCACCGCTATAGAAGTGCTGATGAGCTATCCACTCCTGAAGTGAGCCGGATGAGTGGATCGCGTTGCGTGTGACGATGTAGAGGTGGGAATTCGCGATGTGCTTCTGCACGGCTCCAGTGCGGCTGAACACCAGCTTGGGCAGCACGAACACCTTGTGGTCGTTGTGCCATCCCATGCGATTGTAGGTTTGGTTATTCTCAACTTGTCTGGCTAACTTGTCAGTGTATGCGGACATATAATTGGACAGTATCTTCATGTTTCGTGCGAGCAAGCCGTGTAGCCCGTGCGTCATCAGCTTGGCGTGCAGTTTGCGTGGATCAGCCAGCAGCTCTGGTTCGACACGAAACACACGTACCTCGGAGTCCTTATCCTTGCGAGGTAAGACCACTGACCACATACTCGCATCTTCAATTTCGTTTTCGGCGTTGCATGATTGCAGTACATTCATCGGATACAGATCGTACGGACAGATAATCTGTCGCTTGTTGTCGCCATCGAATATTGTGATCTTGGTTTCGTTACCGTAAGGAGTACGCTCGAATGGAGAAGGGGGCTGGGGGATTTCTTGCTGTTCTTCTGGTGAGATCGTACCGACTGTGAACGGTGGCGGCTCGTTCAGTTTGCGCCCAACCGTGGCAGGAGAGAGGATGTTCAACCAGTGTGGGCAACCCGCGCAGGCGGCGGGGTCTTCCTTCTGAATTTTGGCGCACGTGGGAGGACCGTGCGTCCAGTTCGATACCTTCTCGGTCAGCCCGGCTTCGCTGAAACCAGCGTGCCCGTCGCTTACCGCGAGCAGCGCGTCACGCTGCGGCTCGCAGAACTTGGCCAGCCCGATGGCGTGGTACCACTGCGGTTCCTTGGCCCCGGCTCCCCGGCGGGCCACCTGCCCGGCGAAGAAGTTGCACTCGTAGAGCAGCACATCAGGCACGAGCGGGTTGTTGCTGGCTCCAATGTTGCCCTCGATCCCATCGAGAGCTACCTGCGGAGCACCGGGCGCTTTGTACGCCCTCGCTGGCGTTGTTGGTACGTTGTTATGAGAGACGTACTGGGAGAGTGCGATGTCCAGATCGGCCAGCGCGTACGGCCCGGCGTCGGTCTTCAGCTCCACCGGCCGGGCCGGGGGGTGCTTGAAGTTGAACGCGCCCGGCGGGCGCAGCACGCGCGCAGCGTCGGTGGTGACACCGAAGTCGGCGAGCAGCCCGCAGTGGATGGCGCAGGACTTGAGCTTTTCGGCTACCGCCTGCCACGTGTCACGTGACACCGCAGTAGCGAACTTCCAGTAGGCATGAATGCCGAAGCCGGAACTAACCAGTGCAGGTTTAGGCAGATTGACTTCGCGCCGGAACGTGCGGAGCGCGATGAGTGCCTCGGCTTGCGACTGGTAGTTGCCTTCCTTGCCGGGCTTGACATCGAGATCGATGAACAGCGAACGGATCAGCTTGACGTTAGCCTGCGTGCGCCGCTCCCACCCACCCTTCTGCCCGGTGCGCCGGTTGACCTTCTCCGCATTCCACACCTTGTCTTTTTCGTACGAGGCAAGCGCGTAGTACACGTCGCGCCCGTCGTACACCCACGCCGTGGCCTGTGCCAGCATTTCGTCCACGGTACTGACTACTGAATTTTCCCACCACGTTCTTTTTCCGTCTGCTGTTGGTCGTGGTGTGGCGACGATCAGGAATCCTTCGTCGGGTAAGACCGACAAAAGAAAGTCTCGCGCAATCATCAACGCCCCGCGTTTGAGAACAGCTCATGAAATAACTGTGTGCGCGCATCCACCGTCCCTGCCAACGATGTGTCCCGCAGTCTTTGCCGCAGCCCCGTGAGCAGCAGGCGTACGTCGTATCGACGCCCTTCTGGAACGTCGTCCTCGTACGACCACCGATAGATCGTGTCCGGCGAGACCTGTAGGTGTTCCGCTAGTGCCGGTGCAGGCACATTGTACTTCAACATCGCCGCGCCAAGTCTAGCCCCAAGGTGTTGTGGGTCAGCACTGGATCGCGACTTGATGTGGTTGCGCATTCGTAACGACATTGCTCGTGGCACGCTATCTCCCAAAAAGAAAAAAGCGGGGGGGATCAACCCCCCGCGTTGAGTCATGTAGCGTCGTGCCGTTACACTTCGTCCCACTCGTCCACGAGATCGCCGAGACCCGCACCCTTGCCGTTGCCCTTGGCTGCAGGCTTGCCCTTGCCCTTCGCTGCGACCGGGGGCGGCTCATCTTCGGCCGGTGCGGCTGCGGCGGGTGCGGGCGCAGCCTTCGCCTTGCCCTTGCCCTTCGCTACTGCCGGGGGCGGCGGCGCTTCCTCGTCATCGTCGGCCGGTGGGGGCGCGGCCTTCGCCTTGCCCTTCGGTGCCGGTGCCGGTGTCTCGTCGTCGTAGTCCCCGGTCGGTGCCGTCGCGGGTGCCGGTGTCTCGTCATCCGCTTCGGTTGACTTGCCCGTGTTGCGCGCCGCCACCGCAACCTCCGGTGCACGCAGCAACGCACCGATGCGCTCGTCCTTGAACAGCGGCTTGACGATCTCCAGCTCCTCGTCGGCGAGGAACCGGGACGCAGCGAACAACAGCTTCGGATACGCCACGCGCGAGTCGAACCTGATCTTCGTCGCCACGATGCCGGTGTGGGTGGCCCCACGCTTGCGCAGCATGTCGAGGTACTGGTCCCACGCGTAGTAGCCCTTGGCCTCGTTCTCCTCGTTGTTCTTGTCCCACATCGAGGTCTGCGCGAGACGCAGCAGCAGCGGCGGCACTTGCTCCTCACCCAAGTCGGATAAGGGGATGATGGCCAGACGCTTGAACGTCGAGCACGCCGTCGTCTCTTTCCCGTTCGGGGTGATCTTGCTGCCCTTCACGGAGTTGGGACACTTCGCGCACGTCTCGGCCACCGGGTGCGGCACGGTTTCGTCCGGCGTGTCGCCGTCGCTCGACCAGCACGCAGGCGGTTGCGACTTGCCTTCCTCGTACGCACCCTCGTAGAACGCACGGGAGCGCGCCTTGTTGTGATCGAGGATGACCACGTGCACGGTGGACACCGGCTCGTCGTCCTTGTTGAGCAGCGGCTTCTCTTCACCGTCGATCACGGTGCGCCAGACCTTGCCCCGAAACGACAACTGCGGGATCGTGTTGCGCGGATCGATGTTCGATTCCGTCTCCACGAACTTCGCGATGTGCGCCGGGAGTTCCTTGGTTGCGTTGAATGGTACGACCTGACTGCCTGCCATTTTGTTACCCCTTCTGGTTGATGAAATTGAACAGCTTCTGCAAATGCACTGCCTGCGCTTCCGCATCGCTCAGTGCGTGGTGTGCCAGCACCGGCTTCACGTAGGTCACATCAGGGAACAACGCCTTCATGGTACGAAAGCAACGACGGTGGTGGTAGGTGAATGGTGCTGCGCCGTGCAGTCTCTCGTACGCATTGTTCAGCACCACGCAATCGAAGTCAGCACCGTTTCCCCACGTCGGTACCGACGTACCACCGAACCAAATCCAGAACTCACCGAGAGCTTTCTCGATGGGCCAGTGCGGCTCACCCTTCAAGGATGTCTGTGCGGCCTTCTCCTGTTCCAGCCACCACATGACCGTCTGCCCCGACACGTGCATCCCGGCGTCGATACAGCTCACCAGATCGACGGTGCAGAAGAACGGCTTGTACTCGGAATTGCTGGGGTCACCCAGCACGCCCACCTTGCCGTGCGGATCGAACTTAACCGCACCGATTGAGACGATGGATGCATGGCTGTTCGTGCTCATCGTCTCCAGATCAACCATCACTTCGATACTCACTTGTCCTCCCCATTCTTGGATGCACGCACACGCATGCGGTTCTCGCGGAACAAGCGGATGCCCGGCGGCGCAGCGCCGTCGTGATCCGCTTGGTATTCCTTGATGCGCTTGAGCGAGGGACGTTGCTCGTAGAATGCGTACGGGTCCTCGCACTCGGGTTCTTCCAAGAACGTGGTGAACGTGTCGTAATCCTCGATGGATGCGTGCACCTCCTCGGCGATGTACGTCGTGCCGTCCTTCGTCTTGAACCCTTCGACACCTTGCTCCTGCGCACGGCGCAGCAGCTCGATCTCGACGGTCTTCATGTTGGTCTTGAGTTCCTCATCCTGCTCGGTATACGTCTTGCTTAGCACGGCTCGTGCGTTGCGCATCTTGAGGAAGATGCGAACGAGCTTGTCCGTGTCGGGTCCTTCGGGTGTGCCCATCTGGTTCTCCTATTGTGTACGAAAGCGTACTCGTTCTATTTCAGGATTGCAATACCTTCAGGTACAAATCCAAGATTGTCTGCTGCGATAGTTTTCGATCCTCCACGAGATGATAGATGTCCCACTCCAGTGCGTTGCCCCCCATGCGGATGATGGTCATCGGCCGCGTCTGGCCCGGCCGGTTGATGCGCTCCATCACCTGCTGACTCTGGTCGTTGCTGTAGATCGGGCCGTAGAAGATCAGCGTGTCGGCCTCGGTCAAGTTCAGGCCGTGCGCCATCACTTGCGGGTGGCACAGAAGCGTGTGCGGATGGGTCTCCGTCTTGAACCGGGTGAAGATTTTGTTGCGCCGGGCCGGGGGTACGTCGCCGTTCACGATCTCCGTCGTGTACTTCTTTGATACGTTCTCATAGAGTGATTGGATGATGCCCTTGAACGGCACCACCACGATCACCTTGGCACTGGCCTGCTCGATGCACTCCAGCAGTACGTTGAGCCGTGGCTTGTAGGGCAGCGGCACGTACTCGCCGGTCTCGGGGTCCTTCACCACGCCCAGCAGAATCTGCCGCAGCTTGTTGATCTTGTCGGCCGCGTTCACCGCATCGATCTGGTGACCCGACGCCTCGGCCACCATGAACTGCTGCATGCGCCGGAACGCCTTCATCTGCTCCGGTGTGATCTCAACCTGCCGGGATTCGTAGGTGACCGGCGGCAGATCGAGGCAATCTTTCTTGGCGAAGCGGATCGCGGGTTGCAGCACGTTGTACACCATGTCGTTGGAGCCGGGGCGCGTGCGCCACTTGTACGTCGATACCTGCTGCATCGTCTGCCGCTTCCACGATGTGAAGTACATCGGCACCTTGGTCTTGTCGATCAGCCGGGCGAGCGCCCACGCATCGGTCGGCGCGTTCGGGCACGGCGTGCCGGTCATCAACCACAGGCGTTGCTTCGGCTGGATGCACTGCTCCAGTACCTTGTAGCGTTGGTTGCTGCCGTTGCGATATGCCGCTGCCTCATCGATGATCATCAGGTCGATGTCGTCGCGCTTGGCCAGCGCCGGGCGGATGATGTCTAAGCCTTCGTAGTTGATAATGTAGAACGTGGCATCGGTATCGAGCAGCTCCAGCCTGCGCTCGGCCGTGCCGTGCAGGATCACCGCCGTGCGGTGCATGATCACGTTGAAGATTTCCTCCAGCCATACACGCTCCAACGTGGACAACGGCGCGACGACGATCACCTTGTGCACCTGCTGCTCAAGCATCAGGTAGTCCGCAGCCCACAGCGCGCTCGCCGACTTGGCCGTGCCCATCTCGCTCAGCACGAAGCACTTGCGGTGCAGCGTCAGGAACTCCGACGTGTCGATCTGGTGGTTGAACGGTACGTATCTACCCGGCCAGTTGTACTTGTAGCGAATGGGCGAAGGCACACTGATGCCGAGATTGCGCAGCACCTTGGTGCTCTCCAGCGTGTGGTCGATGGCAAGGTTGTGACCCCGCCAGTTCACCGTCTCAACCACGCCGGGTAAGCACTTCTGGATGATGGCCGGGTTCCGTGCCTTCAGGAACACCCGGCCGTGCGTACTGTCAATGTGCACGTTCGATCTCCACGTAGCCGCGATCCGCGAGCTGCTGGTACAGCCATGCTTCCAGCTCCAGCAGCTCGAAGTCTTCCTTTCCAATGATGGCGAACACCGTGCCGTCAGCCTCTGTGGTTGACAGCGCGGTGTGCTCCTGCCGTGGCGTCAGGTGTTGACCCTCGGCCTTGGTCTCGATGGTGAAGTACAGGCCACAGCAGCAGCCGATATAGTCGAGCGTCGGTGTACCCATCCCGTTCTGCACAATCCAGTGACCGTACACGTACGGACGGAACTGGTCGAGCACCCGCTTCACCTGCTCCTTCACTTTACCTTCGGGGGTTGACATGAATTCTCCTTGTCGAAATTCACCAGTGCCTTGCGTGCCTCGTCGTAACGCGAGTCTTGCCCGGCAGTGACGAAGTAGTCGGCGCAGCGGATGACTTGCCGCAGCCGACTGATCTCACCCTGCTGGGCTTCGATCAGCACGGCGAGGTAGTCGCGGTTGATCTTCTCCTTGCTACGCAGCATCGCGCAAGCTGCTGCTGCTTCACCTTCAGGTACGCTCATCGGTCCTCCGTTCATTCCCCATATTGTCCAGACACTCATCGTCTCTCCCATGCAGCGGCTCACCCTTATCGGGTGTCCAACTTGAACATCAACTACTTACTGCTTACCTACCAGCCTTCTTCGGCTTCCAGAATTCGCACGACGTGACCGGGCACCAACCATTGCACAAGCCGCTCTGCCGGGGCACGAACATCTCCTGCTTGAACGCCGTCTTGTAGCGAACCAAGTCGGGCATGAACTCACCCCACAGGGTTGCCTCGTTCGCGCGTACGTAGTCTTCGGTATCGAACAGCTTGTCCTTCAGCCACATGAACCCGGTGCGCACCACCATCACGTCGGGGTGGTGGATGAACACCATCAGCGCATTGAGCTTGAGCTGCCGGGTGTCGAACTTACGCCGCCCGGTCTTGTGATCTATCACCCTCGCGGATTGACCGTCGATGATCAGCACGTCGAGGATGCTGCGGCACCACACGTCGGGAGCCATGAACGCGCACGGCTGCATCTGCGTGTTGATTGCATACTTCTGCTCGGCCAGCATGTTGCCGGGCAGTCGGTTGATCGACTCCAGATACCCCCGATACTCCTCAAGGTCGGGCGGCAGCGGGATGTCCTTGCAGAGTTCGCGTGGTGTACACCTGCGCAGGTAACTCTCGAACGCCTTGTGCACGTAGTCTCCCCATTGCCCCGCTAGGTTGGGGGGATCGACTACCGACTTCGCAACGCGCTTCTCGTAGAACGCTTTAGGGCAGTTGTTGAAGTCCGATAGTGCAGAGTGCGACCAAGGCAACGGTCTCATCTAACATCCCACTCTACTACGGTAAACCCTTTGTGTTGATACACAACCAAGGGAGGACAGTCGTCGCATTGTTCGCAAGTCATCGCGATTCGCAATCCATGACGGCGGGGACTGGGGTTGTCTACAACGCTGTTGGGAACTCTGGTGGATTGCAAACCAGAACCCACTATCGTCATGGTCACCACCTGTCCATCCTCACCCCGGTCGTAAACAGTAACCCTGCTCTGGTGAGTTTCTGCAGCACCGCATGCAGGACAGATGACAGCATTGCAGCTATTGAATTTTACTGCCTGTTTCTCGGTAAACCCATATCCGTTCACTTCGCCCCCTTACCCTTCTTGGTTAACTCCTGCGAGTCGCGCTTCATCTTGCCCTGCTTCTGCAGCGCCGACGTTGCCACTGCGTACGCATTGGACTTCGGCATCCCTCGTGCCACGAGCTTGTCCTTCAGCTTCTCCAGAACCTTCGGCATCACGTGTTCCTTTTCAACGCGCCCTTCTTGGTGCGCGGGAACGAACGATTGTTGTTGTCGGTAACCACGCGCAGGTTAGACGCCGCCGTGCCACTGCCACCCTTCGACAGCGGGACCTTGTGGTCCACGTCCTTGTGATCGTTCGGCTTCACCAGCCCCTTCTTCATCAGCAGCCGACGCGCACGCATGCGTATCGCATGCGGAGCGTTGTGCCCGCCCACCTCGCCACGCCGTTTGGCAGTGCGCGTTTCCTGTGCAATGTCACGTACGTAGTTCGGTGAGCTGGGCATGTCATCCTCCTCGGATTACTTCGGCTGCGCGTCGGGTCCACCCGGCGGCAGGAACACAACCTGCGACTGCGTTCCCGGTCCGTACCACAGCACGTACGGCTTGTGGCCGGGCGGCGTGTTCTCCTGTGGCGTCGGCACGTTCACACCTTGCGGCAGCGGCACCACGATGCCCGATCCATGCGGCAACACCTGACCGGGTTGAGCTGGCGGCAGCGTGATCGGTGGCGTGGGCACGCCCGGCGGGGGCGGGATCACGATGGGTTGCGACGGACGCTGCGGTCCACCCGGCAGACCTTGCTCGGGGCGTCCCTCCCAGCTACCGGGCGGGCGATTGCCGGGGTGTCCGTAGCCGGGCAGTCCCTGATCGGGATGACCGTAGCCCGGCAGACCGGCATCGGGGTGACCGTAGCCGGGCAGTCCCTGATCGGGATGACCGTGACCGGGCAGTCCTTGATCGGGACGACCCTCCCAGCCCGGTTGACCGTAGCCGGGATCGGTAGGCGACAGCGGCGTGACCATGTACAGGCCGTGACTGCCTACCGGGTGGATTGATGCCAGAAAATTACGCATCGGTGTATCCTTTCTAGGTTAACTACGTCATGATTACCCAAAGCACGAGCAGCCACAGAGCGAACCATACGGCCAGCCATGCAGCGCCCGTCAGAAGTTCACTCCTCCACTTCAACTTTGGGCTTGGCTTCCCCCTTGACCGGGGGCGGGGTTAGCGACAGCGGCGTCTCCGACTTGATGATCTTGTAGCCACGCTTCACCAGCTCATCCTTGCTGATGTCGCGCGTGATCACCGTGCCGAAGCCACCACGCAGCTTGCCGATCTTGGTTTCCTTGTCGTACTCCAGCACCTCGAACCGCACGGCCGGGTTCTTGATGCTCTCGATGTAAACGAACACGGTTAACTCCTGTTGGTTAGCAGCGCGATGCCCTTGTCGATGTCGCGCAGCAGTGCCGGGTCGAGCTTGCGCTCGGTCTTCGCCACCTGACTCACGTACGCTTTGCGTATCAACTTCGCGAACATGAGAACCTGCTCGGGTGACATCTTGTGCAGCAGCTCTTCGGTTTCTTGTTGTAGTTCCGACTTCCGTTGGTTGCCCTTCATGGTTTAGCCTTTCCATACGACTTGTGTGATCCCACCTCGCAGTTCAACGGCAAGTCGGACGCCCATGCTGGTGGGGTACGCAGCGCCCGACTGACTTCAAACTCTGTCTCGATCACGTCCTTGATGCGAACGCACCAGACACCCTCGTCATGCACCGACAGCACCAGCCTGCGCGGCACCAGCAGAGTCTGATACATCACGACTATTCTGGCAAGCGCCTGCACGATGTTCTCTACTACCTTCCCTCCGTAAATCTTCTGCCGTGACTTGCCGTCGTAGTACGACCAGCCGTCCTCGCCGTGCTCCAAGTCTCGGTACTTAATCACCAGTCCGTTCGGCAGCAGCAGTCCGTCCTCGGTGGTGGTCACGATACCCCGGTAGTCCACCTTCGCGCCCACGATCCCGCTGGAGATCATCTCCAAGGCTTCCTCGCACCGTTTGTGCAGCTTCATTACCTGCTTATGCGACAGCCGATAGATCGTGACGACGTTGAGCGCCTGCAACGGGGCGAGCACTATCTTCCCCTTGGATTGAGACTTGACCGACAGCCCGAACTTCTCGTGCCCCATGCCGAAGCCCAGCCCCAGCTTGGTGGTCTTGCCAAGGAATCGCTCGTCGGGGTCTCTCTCCTTCTCGATCACCCGGCCGTAGATTTTCTCGGCCATCAGACAGTAGATGTCCGGCCCCACGCCTGCATCGTACGCACGGTATGCCTCGACCTGATCATCCTGCCCGGCTAACCAGTCGAGGATGCGCGACTCGATGGTACTGGAGTCGCCAACGACCAGCTCGTATCCGTCCGGTGCTTCGACCGACTCGCGCAGCACGCCGCCACGCTGGAAGTTCTGCCAGTTCATCTTGTCGCCGCCGGACGCACGCATCGTCTGTCCTGCACCTGCGTGGTTGATGTATACGCAGGCAGTGCCACGCCCGCCCATCTCGATCAGCCGCTGCGCCCGTGTCTCGTTGATCGTGGATTTTGCATTCAGTCTTGCTGCGATCACTGCCTGCACAAGATCGTCAGGGTGCTCGGCAAGCAACTGCATGCCGGGATCGGTCTTGGCGAACGCGTACGTCCACTTGCCGGTGGTCTTGCTCACCTTCATTGGTATGTCCACACCCAAGAAGGTGAGCACCTCGGCGAATTTCTGGTTGCTCATGATGTCGGCGAGCTGCACGCCTGCCTGCATCAGCAGCGACACCTTCTGCACGCGCAACTGTTCCTTGTACTTAACCAGCTTGGGTGCGTTCAGCTCCAGCACCGGCTCGGTGAACATGCGGATGGTCTTGTCGATCAGGTCCAGCTCCTGCCGCTGGAAGCGTGTGCCCAGCAGCTTGGCGAGCTTGTACTCGATGTCGCAGTCGTTGCAGCAGTACATGCCGTAGTTGAGCAGCGCGTTCTTGCTGAAGTCCTTGTAGCGCATGCCCTTCGCCACGTTCACCTCGTCGCCCTTGGTACCCAGCCCGTGCCTCTCGGCCAGCACGGCCAGCGAGTTGCCACCCTTGGCCCCGTGCACCACGCGCGACATCGACAGCGTGTCGATCCAGTACGCAGGTGTCACACCATAGTGGTGCGACAGGATCAACCCGTCGAAGTGAGCGTGGTGCGCGATCACTGCGTACCCATCGAGCTTGAGCCTCTGGATGTGCTCGCCTACCTCGGGACCGGGCACCCAGTGCGGCAGGTTGTTGCCCGTCTTGAACCCGCACAGGATGGTCTCGAAGCGCGGGTCACGTACGTACGCCTCGGTCGTCATCTTCGACACGGAGTATTCGTCGGACCAGTAGGTCTCGAAGTCAACCACGCAGGATTTCATCTCGCCCCTCCCTGCATGTCCGGCAGCTCATCGACATACTGTGCCTTGGTGCGCCAGCTTGCGTGGCATAGTAGGCAGTGAACCGCTGAGTAGGACGATGCCGCTCGACGGTTACCATTGAAGGTTGAGTGGTTGCAGTTGCGCTGCGTTACCTCCCACGCCGTCTTGCGCCGTGCCTTGCGTTGCTTCAGCGTGCCGGTGAGACACTGGCAGACCACACCACCGCTCATGGTTCGCCCTCCAACGATAGAGCAGCCATCTGCATGATGCGCTTAGCCTCTTCGGCTGATCGTCCCTCCAAGGCGTCCGCGATCTTCACCATGGCTGTCCCCATCGCGCGTATGTCTTCCACCGGAGTGCTGGTGGCACACTCGCTGAGAATCGTGTTGATCTTCTGTGCTATCTCGATCTTGGTCATGGATGTTTCTTCCTTTCTCGTCGTGCCTTGATCACGCCCTTCTTGGCACGGATGATGTCGCGCTGTGCCTTCACGAGCTTGCCCTCCCAGCGTACCACTGCTGCGTCGAGCCGCTTGATCAGTTCCTTGTGCTCACGTACCTCACGCAGCAGCTCGGGTTCCTCCTGCGTCTTCAGTCCGTTCGCGAGCCAACCTCGCTTGATTACCTCCTTGATGAGTTTGTCTTCGAGACGTTCGATGTCCTTCGGGTTGCGGCGCATGCCGGGGTTGGCGAGAGTGAAGAACAACCATGACAACTCTCTGATCATCTCCCGCCAACTGCTGGGGTTGACGCGAAAGGTTCCACCGTCGATCCACGTGTGACGATTGCCACTCGTGATGACAACTGGTCCCCTCCACGTCTCGCCCAAAGCGAAGCGGTGCAACTTGCGCACCGCCCGCTTTGCTTCTTCTTCCGTCAGCGCCGGTACTTCAACCGGCCATTGCATCGGGTCCCTCCTGCTTCTCTACCACTGAGGTATAGAAGCGTTCGTGGTTCAGGTTGATCTGCACGCCACGTTCGACGCGCTCGGCGCGGCTCTCGCTGCCCGACTCGATCTCCTTGATCACGTTCCCGGTTTCGATCTCTTTGATTTGGACGTACCAGCTCACGTCTTCTCCTTGTACTGGTTGTAAAGCTCGTGGGTTGTGGGGTTCGCGTAATCCAGATACGAGAACACCCGATCCATGTCGTCAAGCGACAGGTCCAAGGCGCGGCACGCGCGCCGGACACGCGCCAGCGATGTTTTGCTGGTACGTTCCGAACGCGCATCCCGCATCAGTACGATTACGGCGTCAGCCTTGGTCACACCGTCACTTCCCAGTGCTCGTTCACGACGTGCTTGATCTTGAATCGCTTGAGCATCCAGTCGGGGATCGGCTTGTTGCCCGCCATCACGTTGCTGATGTATTGCAACGACACTCCCTCGCCGCCATTCACACTCTTGGCGTACGCGGTCATCGTTCCGTACTTCGCCTCGATTGCCTTGGCGATGGTCTTGCGGACCAGATTGATGTCGGTCGTTTTCCTGATTGTTGGTGCAGCCATTTCGTATTTCCCTTTCAAGTTAACCCCGGAAATCGCCGGGGAGCGAAACACCAAAATACACCTGTTAGTCCTGTAAGTCAACCCTTTTGGTTACTACCACCTCCACCACCGCCCCCGCTAAACCCTCCAAGGAGGGTTGAGAACGCCATGTTGTCCCGCGTTTGCCGGGCTGCGTCTGCCATCTGCTTCGCCGCCTGCGCCAGCGTGTCCGGCTCCTGCTCGCCAGCCAGCACAACCTCGGCGGCTGCGGCCTGCGCTGCCGTACAGCACTCTGATAGGGTTGTACCAATGACGATCCCTGCCCCGCGCACCTCGGCGTAGTAGCCGTTCTTTGCTGCGTACACTGTGAATACCTCGGTGCGCTCCGTCACGATCAACCCTCCCTGCGGTATCCCCACCTCAGTGGGTGAGCTGCACGTATGCGCAGCCCACCCCCACCGCGAACCCGCTGACGAATATCAACGTGCTCGCCAGCACCAGCAAGAGCTGGCGATAACGCCACAACCCGCGATTCTTCAAGTCCCTCATACCGGCATCTCCGCGATCAGTTCGTTGTTGTGATACACGCGTACCTTCTGTTTGTGCAGCCCGGCGCGACGGCACGCTCGGATCACGCTGGTGTACGGCACGTCGAGCGTCTGCAGCACCACAAGTTTCATTTCACGGTCAACTTCGATGTAGTCGTCGTCCTTCAGATCGAACCCCATCTTGGTGCCGAGAATCATGAGTCGCGTTTCCAGACGGATCACCCGCTGCCGCACTTCTTCCATGATTTCTTTCTCAGTTTGCATCGAACTCCTTTGGCACGGTTGTGTAGAAGTGCTTGTGCCGGGTGTCGCTCATCCAGTACCGTCTTGCCGCAGCGATGTTCGCGTGCAGGCATTGCAATGCCGTGCGCTCGTTGGCATCGGAGTGCCGGTGCCACGGTTGCCGCTGCCTGCCGAACGACATCTTCGGCCGACACCGGAACAATGGCTCAAGCTCATCGGTTGAGAGGTACTCGTCCCGGTGCTCGTCCACGTACTCCAGTAGGTCGTATACCTCGCTTTCCTCCAGCTTGCGCCCGGTCATCTCCTCGAACTCGCCGATCAGCACGCGCGGCATGATCTTGTTGCGCACACGCTTCGCCAGATCGTTGAACTCTTTCGTGCTGCCCTTGATGAGTTTGTACCCTGTCGGGTTGAGCGGCTTGAGCGGTTCCCCGTCGTTGTTGAACTCCATGTGGTTGTAATACACCGAGACCATCTTGCCGCCGCTCCAGACGAACTCGTTCTCGACGTATTTCTTCCTCGGGTAGCACGAGCTGAGATGCACCCCGCACCACTCGTGGATTTTCTTGCGCGTGAGCTGCGTCCACCAACCTCCGCAGTTGATCTGGAACTTGTTTTGGAACACCCGAACCACGACGGTGTTATGCAACGTAAGATCGAAGCACTTGTCGATCTTGTTCCACTCCATGTACTCGCGCGAGCGGTTCCAACCGCAACTGGCGATGCTGCGATAGTTGTTGCTCTGCCGCCGTCCGTCCCAATGCTCTGCACATCTCCGAAACGTCCACTTCATGATTTCTCCTAGTTGTGCGCGTGTGTGCATGCACACACGCGCGGACTACAGTACCGGTTATTTCTGGCCAGCCAACCACATGGTGAGCCGCACGATCTCCATCGCCGCCCATTCCTTGGTTATCACGTTGGGATGACCCTTCGCGTAGCTGGGCTTGCGCGGCGGTTTCTTCGGCACGTCGGGGATGGCGTCGAGCGGGATCGACTGCACCTTCTTCTTCCTGCGCTTCTTCGCTTTCGTCTCCTTCACGAGCTTGGTCAATGCCGCTGTGCTCGGATCGTTGTCTTCGCCATTGCTGGCCTGACGATCCGCTTTCTTTGCCGCCATCGTCGCCCGAAATTTCTCGGTTCGTTCCTTGGTCCACGGTGTGCTCATTGGTTATTTCCCGTTGGTGAAATCGATCGAGTTAACCCGCCGGGTATACTGCCCCAGCTCCTTTCCCTTCACCACGTCCAGCACCTCGTACGTGGTACCTACCTTGGCCCAGCGCATCTCTTTAAGGGCACCCCAATGCGCTCTCTTGACATCGGAGTAGAACTTGCTGGCCAAGCGCCTGTTCGTCGTCGCATTCCACAAGTGGAACGGACGCGTCGGGCAGTCCGACTTTCTGCTAGTTAGTTGTGCCATGCTATTCCTTCGGTTGTTCTTTCCTCTTTTGCAGCTCCACCTGATTGCTGATCTCACCCACGAGGAAAGAGCGGGCGAGCTGCTTGGTTAGATCGTACTCGTCAAGGTCCCACTGCTCGATGACCTCACCCTCGTTGGTTGTGAGCGTGAGCTTCATACCTTCATCCACCGCATCGTGTTAACGAAGTCGGTGACGCTCGTCAACTGCATCGGCAGCACGGTCCATAGCGGCTTCCTTTCTTCCACCGTGACCTTGAATGCCTGTGCCCGTTGCTCACTGCTGAACGGTCCGACTGCGATGGTCTTCAGATCGGAGTTCGATACTACGGCCAGCCATGCGTCTTTCACTTGGTCAGTCCTTCCCATGATTCGGACGGCGCGACTTCCTCGCCCTGCATCCAGCGATACGCATCGAGCGCGGAGTCGAGCACGTGCGTGCTGACTTCGCCGTTGTTGTCGTCGCCGGTGTCGTAGTTCGAGTAGATGTCCGCTTCCGTCAGTTTGTTGGACAGCACGTGGAGCTGGGCATCGATGGCCTCGTGGTTGTCGTCGCCGAACATCGAACGACGGCGCACCTTCGGCTTCATCTTGTCCAGCTTCTTCATCTCAGCGATGATTTCCTTCTCTGTTGGTGCCTTGCTCTTCGTCATTCAGTCTCCTTGGTTAAGTCCTACGCAGCACGGCCATGACGATACGCAGCCAACAGCGGCGACATACCGACATGCCGGGAACTGCGCGCATACCGCACTTGCATACAGTGGGGAGCATCAGCCGAACATTCCCGGCCAGTCCATCCCATCGATTTCGTCGGCCAGCTCCGAGAGTTCGCCCGCGAGGCTATCCGCTTCGCTGCGCGCCTGCTCGTAGTCATCGACGTTGAAGTTCTCGTTCTCGGTCTGCAGCTCCTCGATCTTCTCGGCCCGCGCCTTGAGCGATGCCGGATCGGACGAGTCCGCATCGGGCAGCTCGTCGTGCTCATCGAGCCACTCCTGCACCGCCTCGCTCGCCGCACGGATGTACGCAGCAGCGTTCGATGCACGGCACGCACGACTCTGCGTCTGCCGCCCACGGTATGTCTTGCCGAGATCGATGCGCGTGCTGCAGTCCAGCTCCTCCAGAATGGTTGAGCTGATGCTCGGCTCGTTCAGCCCTTCCACCGCGCTCGCCGTCTCATCCCGGCGGGAATACAGGTCGGTGTTCTGCAGGTTGTCCGACGTGTTGTCGCAGATTTCCCTGAACTCCTCGCCGAGACTGCTGATCTCGGACCAGCCATCGGATACGAACTCACCAACGGTGCCCGCGACATCCTTGAAGCGTTCGACCTTGGGCTTCTTCTCCTTCTTTGCTACGGTTGCTTCGGTCATGCCTTTCTCCTATCGGTAAAGTCTTTCATTGTGGTGGCCACCCTCTCCACCTCTTCGGGAAACAATTCCACATACAACCACGTCCCGTTCGTAGCCTTGAACGTCAGCCCTACAGTCTCGGGCTTGCCGCCGATCTGCTTGAACGCCATGCCCCACGAACTCAACTCGCATGCGTGGGGCTTGCCGCGCCCAAGATTCTTCACCCAATTCGTTACCTCTGCCATCGATGTGCCTTTCCCTTGTTAGTTAATTTCCACCAGCTCTCCGAACGGAGCCTTGATACCCTTCATCGTTGATGCCCACACCACCGGGAAGCCCGGCTCCTGCATCGGGAACGTGCCCATCATGTCGGTCAGCACGATCACCACCGCAGGCTGAACATCCTGCTCCTCCACCCACTCCAGCGGCTCGACAAAGCTCGTACCCCCGCCACCCTTGGGGTGGGGTACGAATTCAACTTCGCCGGGGTCCATCTCGTACTCGGCATGCACCTTGGTGTCGAAGTAGGCGACGATTACCCTCCTCGGTTTGCACTCACCAAGTATCGCGTTGACGTGCTCGGCGAAGCGCGCCTGCTCTATCGCTGTGTAGCAGGAACCTGACGCGTCAACGAGGAAGATCACCGTGCCCAACGCTTCCATGTAGTTGTCGGGCGCAACGATGTCGTACAGGGCAGCGTACCGCTTGTTGTTGCGCGCCCAGTTGTACTCGCTGATCGACAACGCCTGCATGTAGCGCGCGAGGTGGTCGTACCACTTCTCGGTGATCACCACGCGAATGTTGTCCATCGCCATCTCGACACCTACCGGGGCGTGGCCCATCGCCTTCGCTGTCGCGATTGCCTTGGCCACCTGCTGCTCGATCTTCTGCTCGAAGTTCTCAACCTCGGCGGCTGTGCCCTTGAACTTCTTGATGTCCTGCCACGCATCCTTCCACTGCTGCGGCATCCCCTCCAGCACCTCCTCGGCGGGGGTCTTGCCCTTCCCCTCGCCGGGCTGGTCGCCGGGTGTGGGCATGCCCACACCCCCACTAGGCTGGTCATCCTTGCCCGGCTGGCCGGGTTTCCCGCCTTTTTGGGGCGGTTTCGGCTGGCCGGGCATACCACCACAGCCACCCTGCCCCGGCTGGGGCGTCTTGGCGTTCTTCATAAGGTCTCTGTAGACAGCCTCGAACGTCCACCCCTTGTACTTCGGCTCGGGCTGCACCCAGTTCGGGTGAATCTTGAACCCGTTGTCGGCGAGCAGCGTGTTGACCACGATGTCGGCGGCAATGCCACCGATGCGCGGATCGAAGTCCAGCCCCCGCGTGCAGTGGTGCAGCATCTTGTGGCACGACTCGTGCGCCACCGCCGTGATCTTGTAGTCGAGCGCGAGTCCGTTGAAGAACGTCGGATTCACCCACATGCGGTGCCCGTCCGTGCACAACGTCGGCACGTTCTCGTCCTCGATCACCTTCATCGAGTAGAAGAGTTCGCACCA